ATTTTCTGGTGGTAATACCACTTCCTTGAATAATATAGATGCAATTGACGCAACAACGGAAGCAACTATAGAATCCGCTATTGATACATTAAGTAACCTAACTACAGTCGGAGCTTTGGATGCGGGTTCTATTACTTCAGGATTTACATCAATAGATGTAGGTGCTGGAGCGATATCTACGACTGGAACTATTAGTGGTGCTACGGGAACATATACAGGAACTATTAGTGGTTCTGCAGTTTATGGTACTACGATTGGACAAAATAGAACTGATGGTTTGAAAACAATAACCATTGAAGCAAATTCTACAATTAACCAAGATGTTACAAGTGATGCTTCTCCACAATTTACAGGTATAGAATTAGGACATGGTAGTGATACAACAATTACAAGAGCAAGTGCTGGAGATTTAAATGTAGAGGGTAATGTTGTTTATCGTGCTGGTGGAACTGATGTTCCAGTAGCAGATGGTGGAACAGGTGCAAGTACATTAACTGATGGTGGAGTTCTATTAGGTAGTGGAACTGGTGCAATCACAGCAATGGGTGTTCTTTCAGATTCCCAAATGATTGTTGGTGATGGTAGTGGTGACCCAGTAGCAGAAAGTGGAGCAACATTAAGAACTTCAATCGGAGTTGGAACTACAGATGCTGTAAGTTTCGGTTCATTGATTAGTGGTTCTGCAGATTTATGGGTAGGAGATACTACAAGCTATATAAGTGGTAGTGGTGGTAACTTTAAAGTTACTGGTAATATAAACGGAACTATCGCAACAGCAACACAAGGAACAATAGACCACGATAGTTTAGCAAATTTCGTAGCGAATGAACACATAGACCACTCAGCAGTATCGGTAGTAGCCGGAGCAGGATTAACAGGTGGTGGAACAATCGCAGCTAACAGAACTATCAATGTTGTTGGTGGAACAGGTATAACTGCAAACGCCGATGAAATAACAACCACAGATAGTGAGATTGTTCACGATAATTTAAGTGGATTTGTAGCAAACGAACACATTGACCATAGTGGTGTAACAATAACAGCTGGTGCAGGTCTAACAGGCGGTGGAACAATTGCCGCAACAAGAACTTTAAATGTAGTGGGTGGTGATGGAATCACTGCCAATGCGAATGATATTGCAATCACTGCAGGGCAAACAACGATTACTTCGATATACAATACGGCTTTAAAAGTTGGTTCAGCAGCATCACAAGAGTATGTTGATTTCTCAACTACTAATGAGGTTAATACTAAGATTAATAATTCAGAGATTCTTAGTGTAACTGCGACGGGTGTAGATGTAACTGGTGCAGTTACTATTAGTGGTAACTTGGATGTAAATGGTTCATTGACTACAATCGATAGTACAAACTTGAGAGTTGCAGATAGATTTATCTACGCTTCAAGTGGTTCAACGAGTGGAGATGGTGGTTTAATAATCGGAACTGGTGCAAATGGTATTGGTACAGCAATCGGATACGATGATAGTGTTAAGAGATGGGGATTAAGCAAAGAAGATGACACTGCTCACGATGCTACAGCAATCACACCAAGACAATATGTTGTTTCGGTTAGTGGTTCTGCAACATCACCAGGTGCTACTCCATCAGATTTTGGAACAGCAGCAGGAGATAGAATTGGAATGATGCATGTCAACACTAATGATGGTGAGATTTGGATTTATAGTTAATAAATAATAAATAAAAGAGGTTATATGGCGATAAGAGCGAAAGAAGTAAAAACTATTGTTAATGAAGTAGCAAAGTTTAAAAAGGATGAAATTGAATTTTTATTTGAATTGATTAAAAATGGAATGATTCCAGGTAAACATATTGGTATTGCAATGGATGTGATTAATAAATTAAAATCTCAATATCAATTGTTAAACCGAAAGGGTGCTGTAGTTAAGACAATTAAAAGCACTAAGGATGTAGTAAAAGAGAATATAGAAAAGGTTCAACAAGAAATTAAAGAACAAGATGGTGAACTTTTTATTAAAGAATAACTTTATTGGCCTATTGTTTGGCGACAATAGGAAGTGGGCCGAAAGGTAACCAACCATAAGGAGATGAATTAAATGCCAAACTGGAAAAAAGTAGTAGTATCGGGTTCAAGTGCCCATTTAAATGAAGTAACTGCATCTGGAGTTATATGGACTGAATCTGATATAAGTGGTTCAACCATACGAGCCAGTGGTGATATCATTGCTTTCAATTCATCTGATGAGAGGTTAAAAGATAACATAACCTACATAGGAAATCCATTAGAAAAGTTACAGAAAATTGGTGGTTATGATTTTGATTGGAATAAAAAACAAGACATTTATTCAGGAAAAGATGTTGGAGTTATTGCTCAAGAAATTGAAGCCATTTTACCATCTGCAGTTTCCGACCGAGATACTGGTTACAAGGGTGTTCAGTATCATAAGATAATTCCATTATTAGTTGAGGGAATCAAGGAATTAAATCAAAAGGTCGACCACCTTGAAAATCTTTTAGAAGAAAAAAATAGCTCTAATAGAAAAATGACCCGTCTTGCAAGTGCAGTGAGAAGATTAAAGCAAAAAAAGTAGTATTTAGAGTTATACATTTATATTTATATACAACTGAATTAAACATATTAATAAAGGAGTTATGATATGGCTGAAAAGCAAACAAAAGCGGATAAAACAAAAATAGTATTTTCAGAGGATGAGTTAAAATCCCTTGAAACTTTACGCACTTCATACAATACCATACAAAGTGATTTTGGTGTTATTAAAGTTCGTAAAATATTATTACAGCAACAACTGGATGGTTTAGAACAAACTGAAATAGAATTAGAAACCAGATATGCTGAAAATCAACAAAATGAACAAGAGTTAGTAAAAGAACTTAACGACAAGTATGGTGCTGGTAATTTAGATATCGGTACTGGTGAATTTACACCGAATAGTTAAGAAATTTCTCTAAGCTGATATCGTTTGGTGATTTAGCTTTATACTTATATAGTGTATAGTTTTATCTATGACAAATAATCAATAAATAGGAGAATAACAATGGCCGAGAGAATAGTCTCACCAGGTGTATTTACAAGAGAAAAAGATTTATCTTTCCTACCACAAGGTATTGCTGATATTGGAGCTGCAATCATTGGACCGACAGTTAAAGGTCCGGCGTTTGTACCAACACAAGTAACAAGTTTTTCGGAATTTGAAAATATCTTTGGTGGTTTAGATACTCGATTTTATGTACCATATACCGTCCAAGAATATATAAAGAATGCTCCGACCGTCACCATAGTTCGTGTATTAGGAATCGGTGGATATAAACATTCTGCAATTAGAGTTAACTTATCAAGTTCACTCGGAACATATACTGCAGCAGTTTTAAAACCATCAAGACTAAGTAATACGTTGGATTTAGGTGGTGCAACGAGTGCATCTTTAGCAGCGGGAGCTGATTTTGTAGGGGGTGCTATCACATTAGGTAGTGCAGCTGCAAAAACAATTAGTTTCCAAACGGGTTCTGATAATTATATCGAAAAAGTATTCGGTACAGACCCACAAACAACGAATACAAATGTATATGTGTATAAATCATTCAAAAAATTCCATTCAAGTAATGGATTTGATGCTAATGTAAGTATGAGTTTAGTCTCAGCTTCAGAAGCAAATGGTGATGATTTTACTCACGATTACAAAGTAGCAACAACACCTTATATTGTATCACAATTAAGTGGTGGAGCTAGAAAAAATTTATTTAAAGTTAATACTCGTTCGCATGGTACGAATGTAAATGATGATTTCAAAATTGCAGTAGCAGATTTGACAACAGCAGCTAATGTACCAGGTTCTGATTATGGTTCTTTTGCACTCCGTGTATTAAGAAACAATCCAGGCGAAAACAATGATGGTGAAGTTTTAGAAGAGTTCACTAATCTTAGCTTTGACCCTGATTCAGTAAACTTTGTACCAAGAGCAATTGGTGATAGATATGTAACAATTGATACAGAAGGCAAACTTACCTATAATGGTGATTGGCCAAATCAATCAGTTCATGTATATCTAAGTGATTACTCTTCAAATCTTGAGGGAATAGCATCAGATTTATTACCACATGGATTTGCAGCAGCTTCTAACCCAGTTCTCGGTACTACACAAATCCCAAGTGCAAGTTTTGTTTCACAACAAACTAACACACTCGGTGTATTTGACCAAAATGTTTACTATGGTTGGGATTTCTCAAATACTGATAATAAAGCATTCCTTTCACCAATACCTGCAAGTGCTGGTACTGGTAATAATGCAGTGTTCAGTTTAGAGAATATGTTAGGACATGCGGATGCAACAACAATTGGAGATACTCAAGAATCTACAGCAGCAGAGGCAATTACATTAGCTCTATCAGCGAAAGCTCAGAGAAAATTTACAATTCCTTTTCAGCATGGATTCGATGGAGATGACCCGACTGTATTGAAAGCAACTGGTAATGATATTTCTGCAACAAACCAACAAGGTTTAGATTGTAGTGGTACTACTGCTAGTGGTTCAATCGCGTACAAACGAGCAATTAATGCGGTATCAAACCCAGATGAGTTTGATATTAACTTAATGGTAACACCTGGTATTATACACGAATATCACAATTCCGTTTCAAACCATGCTATATCGAAAATTGAAGCTCGCGCTGATGCTTTTTATGTAATGGATGGTTCAAGATGGGGTAGAAGTGTAGCAAATGCGATAAACGATATCAAAACTATCGATTCGAATTATGCTGGTGTATATTATCCTTGGGTCAAGATACTTGATTCAGTAAAGAATAAACCAATGTGGGTTCCGCCATCAGTTGTCCTACCAGGTGTCATTTCATTTAATGACTCAGTAGCACACGAATGGTTCGCTCCTGCTGGTTTAAACAGAGGTGGATTGAGTTCAGTATTGGAAGCAAAAACACGACTAACACATACAGAACGAGATGATTTGTATGAAGGTCGTTTGAATCCAATCGCTTCATTCCCAGGTCAAGGTGTTGTAGTTTTCGGACAGAAAACACTACAAGGTAAACCAAGTGCACTTGATAGAATCAATGTACGAAGATTGTTAATCAGACTTCGTAAGTTCATTGCTTCTTCATCAAGATACTTAGTATTTGAACAAAACACATCCGCAACAAGAAATAGATTCTTAGGAATCGTTAATCCTTTCTTAGCGAGTGTTCAATCAAATAGTGGTTTAAGTGCATTTAAAGTAGTAATGGATGATTCTAACAACACACCAGATGTTGTTGATAGAAACCAGTTAGTAGGACAGATATTTATCCAACCTACACGAACTGCTGAGTTCATTGTACTTGACTTTGTAATTCAACCAACAGGTGCAGCATTTCCTGAGTAAGTTTAACTTATAAAATCGCTTATACGAAAAACCCACAATCTTAAATGACTGTGGGTTTTTCTTTTTAGGAGGTCCAATGAATAAATTTTGAGAGTTTAACCACCTAACTCACAAGGGTTGTTTCTAATATCGTGAAACACTACATAACCCATACCGATTCCAAATTATCGTAGTATATCGGCAACCCACGAATCTAATATAATTACATTAGTTCTAACATTGAAAATGGTACACTATAAATCCTACCATTCATATCAACCAAAGCTTTCTTGGTATTCATTTTAGTGACAACGCCTTCAGTTTTCTTTGTCTTTTGAACAACCCAAACCTTAGAACCTACAGACAATGAAGTTTTACCTATCATAGTCTTACACTCATTAATATAGGAAGATAATTCATTCAGTTCTGAAAGTGAATTTAATCCCCTAATTTGTTGTTTTATCTTAATCATATTTTAATTCCTTTATTTGATACTCTAATATAAGGCCATTTCGCCATATAAGTCAAGTGTTTTTTTATTTTTTTTTAATAAATTTCTATACCATTCATAGCCATATCAAAATCATGGTTCTCTTTATCTCTACCCAATTTCAGATATAATGCTTCACCACCGATATTTGGTGGAGTAAGACATTTACTCTTCACACAATACCAAGTACAATAGTTCCCACCATTATACTTAATAACAGCTTTGATTTTTTTACATTTATCACACTTCATTATTTATCTCCCATTTCTTATACCTAAATATACGACATAAATACTATACAAGTCAAGGATTATTTTCAAAAAACTTCAATAAAACTTCAAAGAATGATATAAGAAATTACACATTTTTTAATAACCTGATATTTATTATCGAAGAAAAAAACAGCACTAATTTAAATGGAGATAGGCAATGGCCGACATATTAACAACAGATGAAATCTTTTTTAAAGCATTTGAACCGAAAACAAAGAATAGGTTCATTATGTATATTGATGGGATACCATCTTATTTCGTAAAGACAGCTAATAGACCACAGATTACTTTTGAAGAAATCGAACTTAATCATATCAATGTAAAAAGATATGTTAAAGGTAAAGGTACTTGGGAGCCATTAGAAATTACTCTATATGACCCAATCGTTCCAAGTGGAGCACAAGCAGTAATGGAATGGGTAAGATTACATCACGAATCAGTAACAGGTCGTGATGGATATGCAGACTTTTATAAAAAAGAAGTTCGTTTCAATCTTTTAGGACCAGTCGGTGATAAGGTTGAAGAATGGGTACTACATGGTGCTTTCATTCAAACAGCAAACTTCAATGATTTAGATTTTGCTAATGGAACAGATGTTGCTGATATATCGTTAACACTACGTTACGATTACGCAGTACTCTCGTTCTAATAACTATAAGGAAAACATAATGGCGTTTAAAGATATCTTTAAAGATGATAATGAGTTCAATGAAAAATCAATCATAGGGTTCGGTGCTTTTGCTATAATGGTAATGTTTGCAGGTGCAGATGTTGTAACAGGTATAATGGGTAAAGATTTAGTAATTAACGATGTTGTTTACAATTCTTTTCTATTCACTACTTTAGGTTCATTTGGAATCGCAGGAGCTGAAAAAGTATTCAAAAAATAAATTCGTTTTTTCGAAAGTTACATAATAGTTATAAGTATAATGGTTTTAAACACATTTCATAGGAGAAATAATAATGGCTGATAATCAGTACGATTTCCCTACTGAAGAACTATCGTTACCTTCAAAGGGGTTACTATATTCAAAAGATAGTCCGTTAAGTAGTGGAAAAATAGAAGTCAAGTATATGACTGCAAAAGAAGAAGATATTCTAACATCATCAAATTTAATCGAGAGAGGGACTGTAATTGATAAACTTTTAGAAAGTGTCATAGCAGACCCAAAAGTTAAATTAAACGATATGTTAATTGGTGATAAGAATGCATTAATGGTTGGTACACGAGTACTTGGATATGGTAAAGACTATCCTATTACACTCAAGGACCCCGATACGGGAAATCAGGTAGAACATTCTATTGATTTAACATCACTAAAAACTCTAAAACTTGATGAAAAGAAATATTCTGCAGGTAAGAATTTATTCTCATACACACTACCAAATTCAAAGGTAGTATTAGAATTTAGATTGGTTACCCACAAGGATGAACTTGAAGTTGGAAATACTTTAAAAGCATTAGAAAAAATTACTAAAGTAACTGGGGTTTCTAAAGAACTTACTACAAGATTAAAGAAACAAATTATTTCAATAGATGGTGTTGATGATAAAAAAGTTATTGATGATTTTGTTGATAATAAATTTTTATCAATAGATTCACGAGAGTTTAGAGCACACATCAAAGAACTTTCTCCCGATATAAATTTTGAGGTAGAAATAACTTCAGAAATAGGAGAGCCCCACATGGTCACAATACCAATCGGGGTTACATTTTTTTGGCCTGAAGCCCGAGTATAAGAAAGTTGTACACGATGAAATATTTTCATTGTGTTATTATGGTCAGGGTGGATGGACTCAATCAGAAGTCTATAAACTACCAGTATATTTAAGAAGATTTTATTTAAATTCTTTATCTGAAGCCAAGAAGGCTGAACAAGAGGCAATGAAAACCGCCAAGAAAAGAAGATAAAACTTCATTTCCTAATATTTATTTATAGTTACGAATAACTACATTTCAGGAGATATATAATGTCTAAAATAGTAAACAAGCACCAATTTGTTGAGGGTATCATCGATAATATCGTAGATAAACTTATTGGTATGGTTAATAAAGAAAGAAAGAAAAAAAATCAAGCCATCATCAATGTAACAGACCCAAAGATGAGGAAGATAGCTAAAAAGTATAGAGCTAAAATTGCAAAAAATACTCAAGATATACTAAAACATAGTAAGAATTGGTAATGTAATTTATGGCTGGTTTAAGTCCTAAACAAGTAGATAAACTCTCAAGAGAAACCGAAAAATTAAAGGTACTTCAAGATGAGCTTTACGCCGCTCAAGAAAAGGGTGATAAAGCCGCAGAAAAAAGAGCAGCAAAACTATTAGTATTAGCTAATGGTAGAGTGGATGGGATTGCACATGCTAATAAAGAATCCGATAAATATTACAAAGGGTTAAAAGACCAATTAGACCTCTCAACTGGAATAACCAAAGCAACACAAAATAGAGCCACAATTTTAGCAGAAGCTAATGTTATGGCAAAGTTAAATGCTACTACTATGAAGAAAGGTGGTAAGGATGTTGAGAAAACTTCAAGACAACTTAATATTCAACAAGAAGCAGCAAAGGGATTATTAGGATTAAGACAAGGTATCTTAGATATTACCGATGAGGAAGTATTAGCAGGAGCAGATTTAGCTGCATTACAAAGCTCAATAGTAGATATTAAAAAGAAATCGGTTAACGCAGATGCAGCTTCTAAAAAAGCTATAAACCAAGTTTTGGGTGATATGGATGCTCAAGTTGATGTTTTACAAGAACAACAAGATTATTTACAGGCTGAAAACTCATTACGCGATGCCACCATAGGTAAGTTTACATCAATGGGTACTAAGATGAAAGGTATGATTAAAAGTGCTAAAATGTTTACAAAAGTGTTGTTGGCAAATCCAATCTTCTTACTTGCTGCTGTTATTATTGGTATTCTTGCGTTAATGAAAAAATTTATATCCGATTCATTTGCATTACGAGATGGATTAGGAGCAAGTGTCGGGCAGGCAACAATGTTAAATAAACAATTACAAGGTGCTCGTTTAGAAGCAATGGTAATGGGTTATGATGTTAATCAGATTGCTAGTCAGTTAACTGACGAATTCGGTAATTTAGACCAAGTAACTTCTAAGAATATAAAATCACTTGGTAGAATGGAAAAAACATTAGGTATTGCTACTGAAGATTCTGCTGTATTAGTTAAATCATTCATGGATATAAGTGGTGGTAGTTTTGAAGCTGGGGTTAATATGGTTAAACTCACTTCAGAACTTGCAGTTGCAAATAATGTAGCACCTGGAGCAGTGATGAAAGATATCGCTGCAAATACAGAGATGTTTGCAGAGTTTGGAGCAGATGGTGGAAAGAATATAGCCAAAGCCGCAGTACAAGCAAAGAAACTTGGAGTTAACTTAGGTACTACCGCAAAGATTGCTAATTCATTATTAGATTTTGAATCAAGTATTGAAAAAGAAATGGAAGCTTCAATGATGATTGGGAAGCAATTAAATTATAATAAAGCTCGTGAACTTGCATTAAGTGGAGATGTTGCAGGAGCAACTGCAGATGTTGTAAAACAATTAGGTGGACAAGCAGAACTTGGTAAATTGAATGTTCTGCAGAGAAGAGCATTGGCAGATTCTATTGGGGTATCCGTAGAGGAGATGAATAAACTTTCAAGTGGTAAGATATCGTTAGCACCACCAAAATCGACTCCACAAGAGAGAATGAATGAGTTGATGGAACAATTAATTACTGCATTAGATGGGTTTAGTAGTTTTGTAACTGATATGGGTACTGGTTTAGTAGATTACTACAAGAATATATTCCAAGCAGCATTTGGTGAATCTGGTTTAGGTTCAGCACTTGCTAATTTAGGTTCATCAATAATGAAACAAGTTGGTGAGATATTTGGTGGAGAGGGAACTTTCGCAACCAAGTTAGGACAGGCATTAGCAACTACATTAGTAGCATTAGTTAAAGCTTTACCTGAAATATTTTTAAAATTACTGGTTGGACTAAGACTTGCAATGACCACGCTATATGTATTTCTGACCGATATGATACTTGGGTTAGGTGAGGGTATTCTAAATAATATTGGTGAATTCTTCGGATGGGAAAATATGGGTACAGTCGTTGCAAATGTATTTAGAGATTTTAGAGATGGAATTGTAAGTATATTTAAAAGTGTGATGCAAGGAGTTATTGATTTAATTTACTCTATCCCAATGGTTGGAAAATTATTAGGTGAGAAACCTGAATTAACCGGAACTGTCCAAGCTAAGGGTGGTGTAAGTACAACACCTGGAACTACTCGTGATTCTGCTATGGGTGGAATGGTAAGTAAAGAATTTGGTGATTTAGATGCAAAACAAAAACAAATGGTACAGCAAGCAATGGCTCAAGGTACATTGGAAGCATTCTTAAAAGCGAAAGCAGAATCAGGTGACTCAGATAAGAGAAGTATGGAGATGGCAGAATTAGCAGCAATAATGATGGAAGTTTCTAAGAATACTGGTAAGAGTGTAGACGAAATCGCAAGGTTAACTCAGGAGTAGTAATGGGACTATTTGAAAAACTAAAAACAGATAAACTAACAAGTTTCGACTGGGATAAATCACAGAAACACGATTCCAATCAGAGTAATTTGCCAGCAGGTGATACCACAATAACACCACCTATACCTGAGTTGGGAGATAGGGGTAGTGAGATTGATGCACAATATAAAAAACTCGGTGGTAATAATTCATTACGAGGAGATGGTTTAGGATTTGATGAACCATTTATTATACGAGATATAGGTGATAGTTATGCTCATACAGGAATATGGGCAATTGATTTACCATTACAAGTACAAAGAACTGTAGAAGATGTTATTAGAATAGCAAAGTTTGCAGCATCACCAAGAGGTGTTATCTTTGGATTAAAACAAGCATTATTACAAAATCAAAACCCAAGAAAAGAAACGAGAAAATATAATCCACTAAGACAAATGTTATCTGTCGCACCATTAGTACACGCAGAAAGACATAACAAAACATTTCTTAATCCTTTAGGTACACCACCAAGATATCAAGATGAAGTAGAGAATAGTGAAACTATTGATGCAACAAATGTTTCTAATGTAAAGGGAGATGGGTTAGCAGGAATTGGACAAAATATCGCAGCAGCATTTGGGTTTGGTGAAGATGGGTTGGGTGGAGGAGTAGATGCTAAAGAATTTAATTTGGGGACTGGTAAAATAAAAAAAGGTACAGATATTTATGAAGTGGGTACAAGCAATACCCTACAAGTTCCATATGGCGGGCAATACGGAAAGTTAAGTTATGCATCAGGTACTAAGGGGAATAAACTACCTAAAGATTTTATAAAGTTTAGAATTAGAGATGCGGTGAATGGAAAGTGGTTAATCTTTCCTGCTCATCTTGGTTCAATAACAGATACTGTCACTCCAGAATATTCTACAGAAAGATATATCGGTAGACCTGATAGTGTACATATCTATACAGGTACTAATCGTAGTGTTGGATTTGATTTTAAAGTAGCAGCATTTACCAAACAAGAAATACCAATCATTCAAGAGAAGATGAATTATCTAATGGGATTGGGATATCCATCATTTAAACCAATGTTTGATGGAGATGGTGAGGGTAGACCAGTATCACCTTATATTTATTTAACTATTGGTGATTTATTCAACAATACACCTGGTTACTTTGATAATATTACAATCACTATGGAAGAGAATGCTACTTGGGAACTTGATGAGGGATTTCAAATTCCTATGTTTTTTAATGTTAGTGTTAATTTCGTTTACATTGGTAAATACTTACCTACAACCTTGAGTAAACATTATGAAGTGCCTTGGTTAGAGGATAGTGGTCATGGGGATGGTAAATATCAGACATTTGGTGACCAAGACCCAACAAGCCTTGGTAGAGTTCCAACCAGAAAAGGCAAAAAAACCGGCTGGTCAGATGGACTTAACTAATGAATAGATATAAATTTACACGAGTTAGGAAAGATAAGGTAGAGGGTGTACGATATAAATCCACTACTCTTTATCCAAAGATAACATCAAAAGATAGTGATATAACCTATTATACAAGATTTGGCGATTCTTATGGTTCACTGGCAAATAGATTTTATGATGACCAATCTTTATGGTGGATTATAGCAAAAGCAAATGAGGGTTTTAAGGGTAATATTAAGTTTAAAGTAGGTGAAAAAATAATCATACCTATGGACCTTGGTGAAATAATATCGGAGTTAGAACGATTGAACAATAGAGTGGATTAAAATGTTTCAATTTAACAATATTCCACCAAATATACAAAAAACCTTATATAAGCGAATGAATGCACTTTCACGAAGTGGTAATATGAGTCCATTAGGATTACAAGAAGAACAACAATCAAATAGTGTATCCGAAATGATGACAAAATCTTGTTGGGTTAGAGTTACAGCTGCAGTTCCAGAGTATAAAAAACACGCATCTGGTGAATTTGAGGGTCAGTATGTATATCCATTAGAAAAACTTGGACATAAACCAATGCGGTTATCAAGTGCATTCAAAGATGGCCAACCATTAAATCAACCACTTGCTTCAAAAACTAATTTATTAAACAATAAACCAACATCTATATTAAGACCGCATACAGGAGTTATTGGTATATCCACAAGTTTTAAAAACCATTCGATACAAAATGTAAGTATCAATTGGAAATTATGGGACATAAATGATTTTGAGGTATATGAAAAAGCATTTTTAAAACATGGAAGAACTGTCTTAGTAGAGTTTGGTTGGTCAACACCCGAAACTAAAACATTAACTAAGCCAGAAAAACCTGAAGATTTACTACAATACTACAATTCGATACAAGAAAAAATTATATCAAGTGGTGGTGATTATTATGCAGCTATGGGTGTTATAAAAAGTTTTAGTTATAACATAGGAGTTAACGGAGAATTTGATTGTACTACAGAATTAACTTCAATGGGGAATACACTATTCAAAGGGCCCGTAGACCCCGCGGATAATCCTGTACCAGAAGTGGTAAGAAATAAAAATACTAAAACTATAGAAGAAGCTTTTCAGAAATCACAAGTAAATTTTGAAACCTATATGAAATCTTTTAATGAAAGACTCAAATTAGAATTTGAAAGTGGTGCTGCTGGAGTTTATTTTCAAGAAGATAATAATAAGGGATATTGTAGTTATGGCTGGTTTGAAGATGAGATTCTAAATACATTCTTTGGTATGGTTACTAAAAAATATGGTGCAGCAGATTCCACCGACCCTGGTAGTGAATTGACTACACAAATTAGAAGTATGGGTACGAAGTATGCAATTTCAGTAGATAGTTTAGGTGAGATAGTTGATTCAGAAAAGATAACTGGCGATAATCCATGTAGGGATAGTTTTCATTTATATACGATGAATCCACACATACAATTTCCAGGTAAATATATTGGGATACGAACAATAAAAGAAGCCGGAGCGAATGCAAATAAGGTATTTGAATCTAAAATTGCTGAAAAGTATGTAACTTTGGGCAAAACATTTGATGATATAAATAGTTTATTTTTACCATTCAAAATTGATGGTTCGGAGTGGGGTAGTATAAGAAATATAGTATTTAGTGCAGATTTTATTGCACAACAATTTAGTGGTATTAGAAGTTTAGAAGATGGTTTAAATAATTTTTGGAATGCAGTTAATGCACAATATGGTTCATTTTGGGATTTTAGAGTAGTACAAGATGCTGGACACAATGGTAGGATAGGGGTTATTGATAATTATGCTACAGAAAATAGAATTAAAGATATTAACCCTAAGATGGATGGTAAACGGTCTACATTTGATGACCCAAATCACGTTTTTGAATTTCCATTATATAGTAATCGTTCAATGTTTAAAGATTTCTCTTTAGAGGTTAAGTTGAGTTCTCAAATGGCTACACAGGCAATGTTTCATAGTAATAAAAATTTTGGTACACAAGGTGAAGGTGGAAGTGGCAAACCAGAAGATATAGGAGTTACTGCATTAGCATCAATGCAAAATCAAACTATGGCAGATAAAACTGCAAATGTACAATCCCAAGAAGATAGTAAGGATTACATACTTGATGAGGTTTGGTTTCCATATCTTGGTAACCCAAGTAACAACACTGGCCCGCAGAGAATGACTAGAAAAGACCCAAATGACCCAAATTCTGATTTAGTTCTTTCAAATGTGGGAGAACAAAATAAATTAGAGGGATTAGATACTGATATAGAAGTTGGAAAGTCCGCAGAGATGAGCTTAAAAACTGAGGGTGAGATTGAAAAATTCGAAAGTGCAAATAATTGGTTTGGTGATGATAATCCATCTCAAAGGGAAGAAGTATTAATTTACACCGCAGATGGAGAAATGTTGGGAAGTTTTGAACGGGGTATGTTGTGGATGATGAATAAATCTTCGGAAGCACAAGCAGCTATAGACCCACTAACACCATTAAATATTAGCTTCACTATTCCAGGTATTGGTGGAATAAGTATGTATGATTTATTCGCAGTAGATTACTTACCAAAGAGATATAGAGATTATGGTTTATTTCAAGTTAATTCAGTTGACCATACACTATCACCATCAGGTTGGGATACAAAACTAAGTGGAATGTTACGAGTGGATATGGATTCATTAATTAAAGCAGCAAAAAAAGCTGGTTCATATACAGACCCGAAAGTTGTAGAGATAAATTCTACATTTGATAATTCATCATCTGCAAGTGTATTACAAGTAAAACAAAATTCTCAAAAGTTTGAAACGGCAAAGAAATCTACTGGAGTATAAAATCGCCAAATTAAAAGTTTATTTGGGGTTTTAAACTGATATATATTATTAATTAAAGGTTATGTTATGATTCTATGGTTCACAGGCCAACCAGGTTCTGGTAAGACTACATTATGTACAGAGTTAAAACACAAGTTGTCATTTTGGAAACACAAAGTGGTGCATATTGATGGGGATAACCTTCGTGATATCTTAAACAATAAAGATTATTCCGAAGATGGTAGACGAAAGAATGTTCAGTTTGCTATTGATATGGCAAAGGTTTTAGACAATATAGGTTACATTGTATTGGTGTCATTAGTTTCACCTTATAGAGATATGAGGCAGGAACTAAAGAGGTCAAGGAATGTTTCAGAGTTTTATATACACTCAACCCGACCAACAGAAAAAGAACAATATTGGGTGGATGATTACGAACCACCACTAACAAACTTTACAGATATAAATGCAGACAAATCAATAAAGGAGTGTGTAGATGAAATATTCGATGTTTATCGGCAGATGGCAACCTTGGCATAAAGGACATCAATGGTTAATAGAACAACGATTGAAAGAGGGTAAGAATGTTTTGATTTGTATTCGAGATATGATGCCAGACAAAAACAATCCATTTACTTGTGAGGAAGTATTTGATATGTTATCCAGAGAGTTATCAGATTACATTAGAGTTAAACAAGTTAAACTTATGATAGTACCTGATATAGAATCAGTCAATTATGGTAGAGGAGTGGGTTATGATATTATAGAACACACACCACCTACAGAAATAGGTGAGATATCTGCAACAAAGATTCGTGAAAAATATAAAAAAGAAAGAAGTGATGAATTAATAGAAATGATTAAATTAAAAGGAAGTGCATAGTGAAAAAATTAATAAAGTTTTTAAAGAAACCTGAGACTAAAAAACTACATAAAGAATCTATGAAGTTTCAAGGTTTGGAAAAGCTAATTAAGAAGATAAAAGATTGTGGTGAGGCTTAATGAAAATTGATGTATTAGATAAAGGTTATATAGAATTAGTTGATTCTCTTGGTAATGATTTAACTCCAGTAAATGCTGCAAGAGTTTCCTTTGGTCAAAAGAGTGATAAGTTTACAGATAAGGATAGAAAACTATCCAAGTTTCTAATTAAACATAAACACTTTTCACCATTTAGACACCAACACATTCAAGTTATTATTAAAGCACCAGAATTTGTTATGAGACAAGCATACAAACACGTTGTGGGGATTGAAACCACATCATCAAGTGTTACCAAAGACCATGCTTGGAACGAAATTAGTGGTAGATATATGCCAGTAAAAGATTTTTATTATCCTGATAAGTGGAGAAAACAATCAGATGATAATAAACAAGCAAGTGATGGGGAATTAACAGATTTTCAATCTAATAGAGCATTACTTGAATATGGGGATTTGATGAGAAAAATGATAGAAGTGTATGAGGGATTTGTTAATATGGGAATGGCAAAAGAACAAGCTAGAATTGTATTACCACTATCACAATACACATTAGTTTATTGGACTGCATCTTTCCAAAGTGTTATGAACTTTATAGAATTACGAGATGAATCTACTTCACAATGGGAGATACGGGAATATGCTATTGCATTAAAAGAGATAATGCTGAAAACATTTCCAGAAACTACTAAGTTGTGGAGCGAAACTTATTGGGAGAAGTAATGAAAGGTTGGATATTTACTACACAAGATAACCCATCGTATGAAACTAAAAGATTAATAGAATGTTTTGCAAAAGAGGGTATAGAATGTTTTGCAATACACCCAAATCATGTTGATATCTTTATAAGTAAAGAGAATAAAAGGTCGGTGTTAGTTGAAAATGAACACACTACAATACCTGATTTTGTAATTCCAAGAGTAGGTTCATCCACTACATATTATCAGAAGGCAGTATTCAGACACTTAGAACGTATGGGGGTGTTGTTTATTAATAGTTCAGATGCAATTGATAATGTAAAGGATAAACTCTACACAATGCAAATACTTTCACAGAATAATATACCACATCCAAAAACTATGTTGGTTAAAAATCCAATTGATTCAAGTTATGTGGAGAGGAATATTGGATTCCCCATAGTGGTAAAATCATTAAGTGGAACACATGGAAAGGGTGTTTATCTTTCAGAAAAAAAATCAAATTTCGAACAATTAGTAGAGATGATGGAACAATTTAATGATAGGTTTAATATTATATTACAAGAATTTGTTAGTGATTCGTTTGGTAGAGATTTAAGAATTATCGTAGTGGGGGGTAAAGTTATTGGAGCAATGAAACGGGAATCATCCGATGGAGATTTCAGAGCAAACATCACACGTGGTGGAGAAGCAAAACCAGTAGAATTGGATGAACAAATGGAATATTTAGCATTAGAATCTACAAAATTATTAAATTTAGATATAGGTGGTGTAGATTTATTATATGATAATGATGGATACAAAATATGTGAGATTAATTCATCACCTGGATTCTTCGGAATGGAAAAATATACTGAGATAAGAGTTGCTGAACAGATAGTTATGTATGTGAAGAATAAATTAAATTAATGGTTATAGTAAATACACAAGATAGTTGGGAAACTTTATCTAAAAGATTACAGAAAGAACCATTTGTATATCTACAAATGTTTTCAGATGTAAATAAACATCCACTTGACAATCGAGTGTCTTGTTATTATATTCGTACTATGACAAGAGAATTTATAGTACCAGTTCATCATAATGAAAAATTTTCGGAAGATATACAATATCTGAATATAGATACACCAATGCTTGTATCTGATTTAAAATCCCATAAGCACATTTCTATGATAACTTCTAATGAAGTTTATGATTTGAATTGGTGTCATTATATGAAAACAAATCAACCATATGATTTTGATAAACATTTAACAACTGCACATCACCACAATTATAGATTACATTACGATAAAGAAAATGTTAATGATATAATTCCGTTGGTAAAGCATGCTGAGTATTTTGAAAAGGTATCAAAAGAATTGATGGTGAATTTTGAAAAGGAATATGACCAAACTATCTTGGAAGTTTTATATGAAATAGAAAAGAATGGATTATACACTACAGATGATAAAATGGTTTATTCAGAATATAATCCATACACTTTAACGGGTAGACCAAGTAATAGGTTTGGTGGAATGAATTTTGCAGCATTAAATAAAAAGGATGGTAGTAGAAAACAATTTATCAGTAGACATAAACATGGGGTATTGGTAGAGTTTGATTTTGATGCGTATCACCCACGATTAATAGGTGATATGATTGATTATAAATTCCCTAAAGGTTCTGCACATAATCACCTAGCAAAAACATATGGATTAGGTTATGATGAGGGAAAACAATTAACATTTAAGTATTTATATGGTGGTATAACTACCGAAATGAAACAAAACCCGTTTTTTGGTAGGGTTGATGAGTTTATAAATGGGTTGTGGAGTACATGGAAATCATCGAAAAGTATTCAATCTGATATTTATAATAGAGAAATAGTTAAGGTGAACTTGCACGATATGAATCCGAATAAATTGTTCAATTATATGATACAATTATCGGAGACTGAAAATAATATTCGTATCGTAAAAGAATTAATTCCCATTATAGAAAATGGAGATTATAGTAGTAGGTTAGTATTATATAATTACGATGCCTTTTTATTTGATTTTGATGTAAAAGGAGATGGTTTGGGATACTTAAAAAAAGTAAAAGAAGTATTAGAACAAAATGGGAAATATCCAACAAAAGTATCTATGGGTGATAACTATCATAGTATGAAGGATATAACAAAGAGATTTTAATGATAACAGATTTTGATAAAATATTAAATGAGTTGAGTTACAGAGTTAAGGATGGTACACCCGATTTAACTAATGAACAACACTTGATTAAATTGTTTGATGTGTTGAAAGAATACAATTGGCCAATTAATGAGAGAGTTAGACTTATAAAAAATCTCACAACACCATCACAAATTATTGTAGAAGGTAGTACAGGTGCAACTACATTTTATCACGAAGTAATGACTGGTATATTAGTTGCTGGTGGTAGTAGTTCATTCAAAGATGGTGCAGAAGTTGCAAAGTTTTTTAAGAATAAAAAAATAAAAGCAGTAAATTCTGGATTAACTGAAGTCCCACCTGCAGGTGCAGTATGGGAAAAATTTTTATTAAAAGCTTCAATTCCAAAGGGAGACCTCGTATCCGATGCAAAAAAACTATCTTCGAGAATTGTAAAAGAATTAGGTAAGGGTACGAATATGATGTGGACCGGCCCAACAAACGATGGTTCTAAGTATGGAGCTGCAGATATTGCTGGTACATTTAGTGGTTATGGTGATGTTGGTATATCTTTAAAGAAGGGGGTTGGACAATTAAAGAATTTAACTCTGGGTACTTTTACAAAAGCATTGGGACTAAAAGAATTAAAAGGAAAGGATTTTATAACAACATATAAATCAGATTTTGATGCGATGACAAAAGATTGGAAAGTTTTAGTTACAAAATTATTTAATTCAAAAACAAAAGATTCAAAAGCAAAAACGATTTTTAAGAATCATATTAAAAACACTTGGGATGAATATCAAAAAGAAATATTAACAGAAGAAGAATTGAATATATTAACAGAGGCAGTTGGTTTACCTAAAATGAAATATGCTACTAAAACAAAAAAGTTCAAATATTTTTGTAGAAAAATGCAAGAGAAGAATCATCCACAATGGAAAGTTTGGAATGTCAAACGGACAAAACATTTCAAGAATATTTTCGAAACGTACTTATCAGGTAAAGAAAATTCAATACGATTAGGTTTACATAATTTATTTAAAAAACAATTAAGTGTTGGGGAAACAAGTTTATTTTATGCTGCTAAGGGTGGTGATACATTTTGGTTTATCCCAAGTGAAAAACTTTATAATAAAAAAATGGGACCTGAAGAATTTATTGCTGATTATGAATTAAAAGAATCAAAATCTGGATATCAATTTTTATTAGATGTTGGTACACAAGACGTTGGTGGTATTGGGACTGTTATCATAACGATTCGATTTGCGGATGGACAAATGGATGGAGTACCCGGAGTTAAATCAGATTATAAATTAGTTTCAAACGATTGGTCTGGTTTATTAGGAGCATTTAGGAAATAATATGAGAACTCAATTATTATGTACATTTACCCGCTTATCTCGATTGCCAGAAACACTTGATGTTATTATAGAGTGTAACGATATACTTTATGATAAAATATACATTTTTCAGAATATGAAGGAAGAAACCCAATTAATTTGTACCTATAATGTCGAGTTTATTGATAATTACGAGGAGAACATAGAGAACACTATTTCACTACATAGAAAGAAACAGAGTAATACTCTATATACTATTAACGCTTTGAATGAAGTTATCAGAGCAAAGAATAAAGGAATCTTAGATAAGAGCTTTAATGTTGATTGGAGTGAATATCAAAATACTTTACTACTAACCAACGAAACAGGTTTGAATATAATACCTACTAAAATACACCAGGTAGTAAATGTGAAGGATTGGAACAAATAGTTACACAAGTGTATCATTATGATATAGTACGGGTGTATTAAAACAATACACTCCAAAACAACGCGTTTGAATTAACTCATAATCGGTTAACTATATATAAATATCAAGTTTTTTTCAGTTATTTACGTTTTTTTTTAAAATAAAATGTATTTTGGGAATTTATATACATATATATTAATGTATCAAATGAGATACATAGTTTTTTGACAAATTGGATTTTTGAAAAGTACGAGGAGTAATTAACTTCGTATGGAATTGACCGAATAATGGGTAGACTTTAGAAGCCCATAAGGTAATCCAAGATGAGTTCGTGGTGAATCTACAAAGCCGAATGGTTAAGTAGTTGAGACATCAATCATCTAATGTACTTTCTGAAAACATAAAGAAGCAATTCTTTAGACCTTGTTTTGGGTAAGGGTAAAACTGAAATCCCAACTTGTGGCTGAATCAATCTAAACTCAGAGAGATAAGGCACTGACACAGAGATTGTACTCACTCCAATGAGATTAACCATCTTGAGGAGAATCATCGTAACTGATGGGTGTTAGGTACAAGGGCAATAAAATCTGAGCAGAAAGTTGTAGGTATGCAAATCCTACATTCCCTAAAATTTCCAACTTATAAAAAAAGGTTCTCACCGATTTTTAGTTTCCACTTATGATAGACTTAAAAACGAAATGAACCTTTTTTTTTTATAAAAAACTTAAACTATATTACATTTTAGCAAATTTAGTTGATATATATTATTGTATCAAGGTTACACTTGATTGACAAATGAAAAATAAACATAAACAAATGGAGAATATGAAATGGATTTAAACGCAATAAAAAAACGCCTCGGGCAGTTACAAACAACTAACAATCGGACTTCCAGTCTTTGGAAACCACAACCAGGTAAAACTCAAATTCGTATCGTACCTTACTCATTCAATAAAGATAATCCTTTTATTGAATTGTTTTTTCACTACAATCTGAGCAATCGCTCTTATTTATCACCAATTTCTTTTGGTAGACCAGACCCTATTGAAGAGTTTGCTCAAAAACTAAAAGCAAGTGGCAATAAGGAAGATTATCAGTTATCACGTAAACTTGAAGCAAAGATGAGAACTTTTGCTCCAGTTATAGTTCGTGGTGAAGAATCGCAAGGTGTGAAGTTTTGGGGATTTGGAAAGACAGTTTATCAAGAACTTCTTTCAGTAATCGCAGACCCTGATTATGGTGATATTACAGACCCAATTAATGGTCGTGATATTTCGGTAGAGTTTATCTCAGCTGAGGAGAGTGGAGCAAGTTATCCAAAAACTAACATTCGCGTCAAACCTAATCAATCACCGATTTCTGATGAGCCTGATATACTTGAAAAAGTAAAGAAACAACAGGACATTACAGAAATCTATCAAGAGTTATCATACGATGATATGACAGATATACTAAATACATGGTTAAACCCTGATGGTGATGCAACTGAAGAAGATTCAGAAGTATCAACAACAGCAAAAGCCGTTGGAGGAAATGTAGCTGAACTTGACAAATCTAAGGTAAGTAATACTGGTGATGCTTTTGATGAGTTATTTAACTCGTAAATAAAAACCCCCGTTAATGTGTGGCAACATACAACAAAAGTAGAGATGGGTGTTATTGTATTCCCTAACTACACATTAACAATTTGATAAGGAGAAATGAATGTCATCAGTACACGATGTATTGGCCGATACTTTGGCCGACAGTTTAAATAAGAAATTTAAAGATAATAAAGTAGCATACTTTCTGGATGGTACAGATAATACACCTACGGATATCACAGATTTTATCTCAACAGGTAGTTCTATGTTAGATTTGGCTATATCAAATAGACCAAATGGTGGAATTGCAGTTGGAAGAATTACAGAAATCAATGGATTAGAATCAAGTGGAAAATCTCTACTTGGTGCACACATCTTAGCAGAAACTCAAAAGAAAGGTGGGGTTGCAGTTTATATAGATACTGAAACTTCAGTTTCTCAAGAGTTTATGGAAGTGATTGGAATTGATATGGGTAAGATGTTATATCTACACTTAGAGACAGTAGAAGATATATTTGAAGCGATTGTAGAAATTATAACTAAAGTTAGGGAATCAGATAAAGATAGATTAGTAACTATTATGGTTGATTCACTCGCTGCAGCTACTACGAAAGTAGAGTTGGAAGCAGATTTTGATAAAGATGGTTGGGCAACTGCAAAAGCAATCATTATATCAAAAGCATTGAGAAAGATTACTCAAATGGTTGGTAGACAACGAGTGGCACTTGTGTTTACTAATCAATTAAGACAAAAACTCGGAGTAATGTTCGGAGACCCTTGGACAACAAGTGGTGGGAAAGCATTACCATTCCACGCTTCAACAAGAATTAGGTTGAAGAACATGGGACAAATTAAAGATACAGCAAAAAATGTATTAGGTATGAAGTGTAGAGCACAGATTGTGAAAAACAGACTTGGGCCACCTTTAAGACATACAGATTATCATATGTACTTTGATAGGGGTATTGATAACTACGGAGCTTGGTTGACTGTTCTAAAAGAACATAAGTTGATTAAATCAGCTGGTGCGTGGTACACTCTTACAGACCAAAATGGTAAAGACCATAAGTTTTTATCTAAGGATTGGGAAGAGTTAATTACCAAAGATGATGAGTTGAAAGACTATGTCTATGGTATCATTTGTGATAAGGTTATATTAAAATACAAAGAAAAACTTGGTATTGATGATGTAGAGTTCACAGATGAGGTCTTAGGTGATTAATCAAAAACACTTATCTATACTCGAAGAAATAAAAAAATCTGGCGGAAAGGTTGATGGTGGAGAACCAAATGACTCGGTTTTATTGATTGATGGTTTAAACACTTTTATTAGAGTGTTTACCGCAGTACCTACTACTAATGAGGATGGGGTTCACATTGGTGGAATAGTAGGTTTTTTAAGGTCAATTGGATTCGCTATTAATATGGTAAGACCCACAAGAACTATCATAGTATTTGATGGTAAAGGTGGGTCTAACCGCCGTAGAAAAATATTTCCAGAGTATAAGGCAGGAAGAAAGATGTCTCTTCGGTTGAATAGAACAGATGGAATATCTTTAACTCGTGCAGATGAACATAAAATGATGATTGCTCAATTAAATAGAGTAATCGAGTATTTAGAACTATTACCTTTAACTATTACTACTGCTGAAAACATAGAAGCAGATGATGTGATTGGTTATTCAGCAAAACATGTCTTTAAGGATAAGGTTACTATAATGTCAACCGATAAAGATTTCTTACAATTGGTGGATGATAGAATTTCAGTTTGGTCACCTACTAAGAAGAAGATGTATGACCAAGAAAAAATATTGGAAGAATATGGCATAAGTTCCACAAACTTTTTATTATTTAGAACAATGGATGGTGATAAATCGGATGGGATACCTGGTATTAAGGGTGCTGGAATAAAAACCCTTTTAAAGTTATTTCCTTGGCTTGAATCCCCCCATAAGTTTACAATAGAAGATGTTCTGAAAAGTGCAGAATCTAAAAAGAAACAATTTAAATTATGTGAAGTAATTACTAATTCTTCAGACCAATTACTCTTGAATAAGAAACTGATGGATTTAGATGAGATAAACATATCTGGAAGTAGTAAGTTAAAAATACAAGAGATATGTGGGAATCCTATACAGCGTTTAGTGAAACATATATTTCAAAAGAAATTTTTGGAAGATAAATTGTACACGGCGTTACCTAATTTAGATAGTTGGTTACACACAACATTTAATAGATTAAATTTTATGGCAGAGAAAACACATGGGACGAAAACGTAAATACCATACCGATAAAGAACGTCAGGATGCTCAACGAAAGTGGCAGATGGAACATTATATGCGTAATGCTGAAGATTTAAAAGCAAAAGCACGACAAAGGTATCGTGATAAGAAAAGAAAAGAATTTTATGATAAAAAAGTCCAAGATTTGTACACGAATCTGGATACTTAATATAGGTTATAATGAGCGAAAATTTAATACAATATGGAACATCGTTCCAGTCAAAAATAATTACAAGTTTATTACTTGATAGTAAATTTACAAAACAAATTATAGAAATATTAGAAGTAAGTTATTTTGATACGGATTCTAATAAATATCTGATAAAATCTATCAAAGAATATTTTGTTAAATACAAAACACCACCAACAATGGAAGCAGTTAAGGTTATACTGGAAGAGGTAGATAATCCTACATTAAAAACCACAATTGTTGATTCATTACGAAATGCTTGGAATTATAGAGAAGCAACAGATTTACCATTTGTTCAAGAACAAACATTAGAGTTTTGTAAGAATCAAGTTGTTAAGGGTGCGATTATGCAATCAGTTGAATTATTAGAATCTCATCGATATGATGAAATCAAAGGTATAATTGACAAAGCAATGACTGCTGGTATGGAAAGGGATATCGGACACGAATACATTACTGGTTTTGAAGAGAGAATGAGTCAACAAGCGAGAATAGTTATGCCAACCGCATGGGATAGTGTTAATGATTTGATGGATGGTGGTTTAGCAGGTGGAGAGCTTGGAGTGATTGTTGCCCCTGCTGGTATCGGTAAATCTTGGACACTACAGGCAATTGGTGCTCATGCAGTTAAACAAGGTAAGACCGTAATTCACTATACATTAGAGTTAAATGCTCAGTATGTTGGGTTACGATATGATACAATTGTTAGTGGACAACCAACGGGTAACTTACAATATTATAAAGAAGAAGTGCAGAAAGCAATTGATAAATTAAAAGGTAACTTAATTATCAAGTATTGGCCAACGAGAACTGCAAGTGTAAATTCAATCGTAGCACATTTACAACAATGTGAATTGCAAGGTATAAAACCAGATATGGTTATTGTGGATTATGCAGATATTATGAAATCAACATCTAACTTCACAGAAAAAAGACATCAAATTGGACACGTTTATGAAGAACTAAGAGGTATGGCAGGAGAGTTTGATATTCCAGTATGGACTGCATCGCAAGCAAATCGTTCTGCGTTAGAAGAAGATGTTATTGATGCATCAAAAGTTAGTGAGGACTATAGCAAGGTGATGACATCAGATTTTGTAATGAGTATGAGTAGAAAAGTAGAAGATAAGATAGCAAATACAGGTAGATTCCACGTTATTAAAAATAGATTTGGGCCTGATGGAATTACATTTCCAGCAACCATCAATACCAATACAGGTTTCATACAAATCTACGAAACCAGCTCACAAGGTGGAAAAGAGGCCCAAGGTAAAATGAATAATGCAGATGAGTATCTACGTAAAACCTTGGCACAAAAGAAAAAAGATTTTGATGGTGAAGGGTTTGAATAAAACTTCCAAAAAAATTCAAAGAAAAAATTAAATAATTCAAAAATAATGGTGTATTTAAGTAGTATATACTATATGTATTATGGGTATAAGAAAATAAAAGAAAAGACAAAAAATGGAGAGTTTTAAAATGGGTACGCATAAGTTTAAATTATCAGAAAATTTTATTAATAAGTATAAAAGAAAGAAACCGCCTTTTGGTTTCAATGGGTTGGGTGAATTAGTTTATATGAGAACGTATTCACGTATTAAAGAAGATGGGAAAAACGAGAGATGGTGGGAAACCGTCAAAAGAGTTGTAGAGGGAACTTATACAATGCAAATGAATTGGATTGAATCTCACCAATTAGGTTGGAATCCATGGCAAGCACAAAAATCAGCACAAGATATGTACGAAAGAATCTTTACAATGAAGTTCTTACCACCAGGTCGTGGTTTATGGGCGATGGGAACAGCAATCACAGAAGAAAAGGGTTTGTATGCAGCACTAAACAATTGTGCATTCGTATCCACTAAAACAATCAAAGAAGATTACGCAAAACCATTTTGTTTCCTTATGGATGCTTCAATGTTAGGTGTTGGAGTAGGATTTGATACTAAAGGTGCTGGAGAGATAGATATTAAAGGTATTGATATCAAACGAGATGAACAAAACTTTCAAATACCAGATACTCGTGAGGGTTGGGTAGAATCATTACAACTTTTATTAGAAAGTTATTTTCACGGACAGGGAGAAGTTGTATTTGATTATAGTTTAGTCAGATTAGCAGGTGAACCAATCAAAGGTTTTGGTGGAGTAAGTTCAGGTCCTGAACCACTAATGGAAGTACACGAGACTGTTAGAGAAACATTAGAAGCTAATAGTGGAAAACCAATAACAATCACAACAATCGTAGATATTATGAATTTAATCGGTAAGTGTGTAGTGGCAGGAAATGTTAGAAGAACTGCTGAGATTGTATTTGGAGACCCTAATTCAGAAGAATACTTAGATTTAAAGAATTATAAAGTAAATCCACACAGAGAACAATATGGTTGGACGTCTAATAATTCAATATTTGCAGAACTCGGTATGGATTATACAGAGGCATCAAAAAGAATTAATGATAATGGTGAGCCTGGATTTGCGTGGTTAGACAACATGAGAAAATACTCTCGTATGAAGAATGGTGGAGATGATAAAGACCATAGAGTTGCGGGTGGTAATCCTTGTTTAGAACAATCATTAGAAAGTTATGAATTATGTTGTTTAGTGGAAACATTCCCAAACAATCACGACTCATTAGAGGATTATAAAAGAACTTTAAAATATGCATATTTGTATGCAAAAACTGTAACACTTGGTAGAACTCATTGGAGTGATACAAATAGAGTTATGTTGAGAAACAGAAGAATTGGATGTAGTGTGAGTGGAATTGCTCAGTTCATAACTAATCGTGGATTACACGAGTTAAAGACTTGGTTGGAAGATGGATATGATACCATACAAGAGTGGGATAAAATGTATTCAGATTGGTTTGCAGTACCAAAATCAATTAAGACTACAAGTGTTAAACCAAGTGGGACAGTATCACTATTAGCAGGTTCAACACCTGGATTACATTATCCAGAATCAAGATTCTATACAAGAAGAATTAGAGTATCGAAACATTCAGATTTGTTAGAACCTTTGAAAAAGGCAGGATATAAAGTAGAACCTGCGTTTGGTTCAGAGGATACCACTATGGTTGTTGAAGTTCCTGTCGATGTAGGAGAGGGAATTAGAACAGTCGGAGAGTTATCCATATGGGAACAATTCTCATTAGCAGCATTTATGCAAAGACATTGGGCTGATAATCAAGTAAGTTGTACGGTCACATTTAATCCTGAAACAGAGGGAGAAATGATACCACAAGTATTAAACTATTACCAATATCATTTGAAGGGTATTTCATTACTACCAAGACATGATTATGGAGCATACAAACAAATGCCATATGAAGCAATTGATGAAAACCAATATAATAAAGATGTTAAGAAATTAGGTAAACTAAACTTTGGTGTAATCAAAGCAGAAGAAGCTAATGTAGAGAAGTTTTGTGATGGTGATTTTTGTGATATAGAAATCACACCTACGACTGGTGATAATGATGACCAAGATTACGCAAACTAAATATGTGTATGATTTCACATACACAGGCAGTTGACACACCTGGTAAAAAATGTGTCTTAACAAAACAAACAGAGGAGACGATTTATGAATATATATCGTAAACTAATAGCATCTTTCGTATTGATGACAGGATTGTTCGCTCAATCCATTGTTGTTGATGTTAAAGATGTTGAATATAACCCTTTGGTTGGAGCAAATGTAGTGGTAGAGGGAACTGAACTCGGTGGTGTTACTAACGAGACAGGTCTTACTACAATTTCAGTAGAAGCTGGAACTTATACTATTACTGCTTCATTCATAGGATACTCATCTCAATCTAAAGAGGTTGTTGTGGGTGATAGTGAAGTAAAAGTGAATATTGCTTTGGCAATTGATGCTCTTACTCTAACAGATGTTGAAGTTTTGGCTTCAAGAGCTGTTGCAACAACACCTGTTGCTTATTCAATGGTTAGTAAAGAAGAAATGGAACTTAGACTTGGTAGTCAAGATGTTCCAATGGCTTTGAATACTACACCAAGTGTATATGCAACTCAACAAGGTGGTGGTGCTGGTGATGCTCGTATTAATGTACGAGGGTTTAACCAAAGAAATGTTGCGGTGATGATTAATGGTGTTCCCCAAAATGATATGGAGAACGGATGGGTTTATTGGAGTAATTGGGATGGGGTTGCAGATGCTGCTCAATCAATTCAGTTACAAAGAGGACTATCAGCTGTAAATCTTGCCACACCTTCTATTGGTGGAACTATGAATATCATTACAGACCCTGCTAAATACGAAAAGGGTGGTAAGTTCAAACAAGAAGCAGGAGATGGTGGTTTTATTAAAACTACTATTAACTACAATTCAGGTTTGATTGGTGATAAACTTGCACTGGCTGGAACAATTGTTCGTAAGACTGGTGATGGTATCATTGATGGAAACTGGACAGATGCTTGGGCTTATTATTTTGGAAGTTCTTATGCAGTATCCGATAAACAACGATTCGAGTTGTACGCAATCGGTGCACCACAAAGACACGGACAAAATCTATACAAACAGAATATTGCTACTTACTCACAAGAGTTAGCAAGTGATATTGACGGATATGATACTGATGCTTTTGCAGAGGGTAACAAATTCGAAACTGAAGCTGGTAGATTCTTTAGTCAAAATTGGGCACCAGTTAGTTCCGACTATACTGGAGAACAATATTGGTATATGTATGGAGCAAACACAACCAAAAGAAAAAATTCAAACTTTCTTAATGAAAGGGAGAATTTCTTCCATAAACCATTAGTGAATCTAAATCACTTTTTAGAGATAAATGATAAAACTAAATTATCATCAGTTCTTTATTGGAGTGGTGGTTCAGGTGGTGGAACAGGAACTTATGGTAGTGTAATGAGAACACCAGCCGTAGCAGATAATGCTTGGTATTCAAGTTCGCCTTGGATGTGGGATTGGAATGGAGAGATTGAACAGAATCGTACTAATATCGATGCTGATTATTCTGAAACAGACCATCGTTCTACAGGTATTCTTAGAAACTCAATCAACAGACAAGATACATATGGATTAATTTCTAAATTAAATTATAAAGTTAATGAAGATTTAGAATTTCAAACTGGTATCGATTGGAGAACTGCTGAAATAGAACACGCTCGTGAAGTTCGTGATTTATTAGGTGGTGATTACTATGTTGATTTTGCTGATGACAATGCACCAGATGGAAAAGTTGTTGGGTTAGGTGATATTATTGCTTATCATAACACTACTACTGTCGATTGGTTAGGTGGATTTGTTCAAGGTAACTACACGAAAGATAATCTAAATGTATATGGAATGGGTGGAATATCATCTATTAAATATTCATATCAAGACCATTTTTCAGTAGAAAACGAGAAAATTACTGCTGATGCTATTTCATCATATCAAGTTAAAGGTGGAGTACACTATGAATGGTTAGATGGTGTTACTACTTTTATAAATTCAGGATATGTGGAAAAAGCACCAATTCTTGATAATGTAATTGATTATTCTGGTACGGTCGCATCCGACCCAGACAATGAGAAATTCTTATCAACAGAAGTTGGTGTTGGATATGCAAACGATAAAGTTGCCGTGAAAGTATCTGCTTATAACACAGATTGGAAAGATAGAAACCTTACTCGTAATGTTGACACGGGTCAAGGAGATTCAGGTGATACTGATGTAATCTTTTTAAGAGGTGTTAATCAGAAACATAGAGGTACAGAAGTTGAAGTAAAAGTATTACCACACGAAATGGTAGAACTTGATTTGATTGCTTCTTTCGGTGGTTGGAAGTTCGATGGTGATGCCAATGGTACTTACCAAGAATCTCAATATAACGATGACAACCAAGTAATTGGTTATCAAACTACTGAATATGCATATGCACTTGATGGGTTATTTGTTGGTGACCAACCACAATCATCTTATATATTGGGTGTAACACTTAAACCTATTAAGGGATTGAGAGTACAAGCACTTTACAATGTATATGATAAGAACTATGCAGATTGGAGTCCTGGTTCAAGAGAAGTGGATTCTGATGGAGTTGCAGATAGAACACAAGTTTGGGAAGCTCCTGGTTACTCAAAACTTGATTTACACGCATCTTACAAACTTCCAAGTATTGCTGGTTTAGATTTGACTATTACAGGTCACATCTTTAACGCACTTGATGAAGTTTATGTACAAGATGCAGTTGATAATAGTCAATACAATGGGTATGGTGATAAACTTCACTTAGCTCATAATTCTGAAGTATTTCTTGGAACACCAAGATATGCAAACATAGGATTAACTATTGATTTTTAAAATGGTGATTTGGGGGATTGAAAAAATATCCCCCATTTATCAAAAAAGTACTTGACAAGTATATGGTTTTAGTGTTATATTCAGATATGATAAATTCGGAGATTACAACATAAATGTATCAAAATGTTTTTTATGATAAGAGAAAAAACAAAGTGCATGTTTGGGATGACAGAAGAGGCCATCTTATTGTACCTTATAAAAAATACGCATATGTAAAACATTCAAGTGGTTTACATCATACACTTGATGGTAGTAAAGTTAAAAAGGTGTACACTTGGGATGATGATGACCCAGGTTTATATGAGAGTGATGTACCAATCACTACAAGATTTTTAGTTGACCAATACACGGATTCGGATGATGTTGCAGAGGGAAATAGAACTTTCTATTTTGATATCGAGGTGGAAGTGGTTGATGGTTTTCCAGATGTAGAAAAAGCAGAAACTGCAATTACATCTATTGCAATATATGATGAGATAATGAAAAAGTATATATGTTATACTTTAGATTCTAAAAATACTATACAAAATTATGAAAATGGTGATACATCAGTAGAGTTATTTAAAACTGAAAACGAATTATTGACAAGATTTTATCAGAAATACGCAGAAATAAATCCTACAATATTAAGTGGGTGGAACATTGATTATTTTGATATTCCGTATCTATATAATAGAACAGTCAGAGTTTTAGGTTCAGAAGTTGCAAAGATGCTATCACCTATCAGACATTGTTATTACAATGAATACAAAAAGAAGTTTGTTATTGCAGGTGTTAGTGTGTTAGATTATCTTGCATTATATAAAAAGTTCTCGCCAATTCAACAATCAAGTTATCGTTTAGATTACATTGGTGAAGTTGAAGTTGGTATGAAGAAAATTGAGTATGATGGAACACTCAATGATTTATTTGAAAATGATTTACAGAAGTTTATAGATTATAACATTCGAGATGTTCGTATTCTTGTGGAGTTAAATGATAAGTTGGATTATATCGGAGTTGCTTGTGGTATAGCACATTTAGGACATGTCCCATATGAAGATGTGTTTATGAGTTCAAGATATTTAGAGGGTGCGATATTAGTTTATTTAAAAAAGATGGGTATTGTTGCACCAAACAAACCAAGAAATCCTAAACGAAGAGGGGATGATGAAAAGTTCTCTGGTGCATATGTACAAGACCCACAAAAAGGTAAACACGATTGGGTTTATGATTTAGATATCACAAGTATGTATCCAAGTGTTATTCGTTCATTGAATATCTCACCTGAAACTAAGGTTGGGCAGGTTTTGGAATGGGATGTAGACCAGTATCTAAAGACAGGACATACGAAAACTTATTCTATGATTAACACAAAGGGTAAGGAAATACAACAAATAACCAATACAGAACTGGAGAGTTATTTAGATGAGACTGGATTAAGTATATCAAGTAATGGGGTTATGTATCGTACTGATAAACAAGGATTGATTCCTGCTCTACTCACAAAGTGGTTTAATGAACGAGTAGAGATGAGAAAACTTGTGAAGAAGTTTCACGACCAAGGTGATAAAAAGAAATCTCAATATTTTGATAGGAGACAATATCTTCAGAAGATTCTTCTAAATTCATTATATGGTGTATTGGGATTACCAGTATTTAGATTTTATGATTTAGATAATGCAGAAGCAACCACAACCACAGGTCAATCATTGATTAAGTTCAGTAAGAAAATTACCAACCACTTTTATAATAAAGAGTTAGGTACTGATAAGGATTATGTTATCTATATTGATACAGATTCTATTTTCGCATCCGCAGTACCATTAGTTGAGAAAAGGTTTCCAAATCAGAAATTATCTGAAACTATGATGACACAAAGAATTATGGAGATATGTGGAGAGGTACAAGATTATCTAAATTTAAGTTACGATTATTTCGCCAAGAAATTTTTGAATATAGATGAACACGTGTTTGATATCAAACAAGAGGTAATCGCAAAGACAGGTTTGTTCGTAACGAAGAAACGATATGGTTTACGAATCATCAATGATGCTGGTAGAAAGGTAAACAAAACACAAGTAAAAGGTTTGGATACAGTCAGAAGTAATTTTGCTCCTGCGATGAAAGATTTATTACAAAATGTATTAGATGATATATTGGCAGATGTTCCAAAGGAAAAGATTGATGAAAGAATCAGTAAGTTTAAGAGGAATCTACATATGCTACATTATAGTGTATTGGCAAATCCTATCGGAGTAAAAGGTATAGGTAAATATATTTCTAAAGATGAAGAGTCATCATTCAGTAAATATAAAAAGGGTGCACCAGTCCATGTTAAAGCAGCAATAAATTATAATTCTATATTACATCATTGGTTTGAAGGTAGAAAGTATGAGAAGATTACTAATGGTAATAAGATTAGGTGGGTTTACCTAAAGAATAATGAATTTGGATTTGATGTAATTGGTTATAAAGGATATGAGGACCCGCCTCAAATATTAGATTTTATTAAAACGAACATTGACCATACTAAGATGTTTGAACAAGCAATGAGTAAAAAGATAGGAATGTTCTACGAAAGTTTGGGGTGGGAAGCCGTCGTAGATAAACAGCAAAGTATTGAAAGATTTTTTTGATTTTGAGATTTCTGGTATATATGTATATACATAGGAAACAATAAGTAATAACTATTAACAAAAGGACAATAAGGTTATGAATAAAACAAAACTAATTCGTTTTATCGACAAGTATTCACTTGGTGGTGAAATTAAATCAGTAAAATGGTCATCCAATGGAAAACAATTGGCTACAAGGTTCATTAGTGGTGATAAATCATTAGTGGGGTCGGTAGTATTGGACAACTTCGATGATATAGAAGCATCAGATATTGGAGTTTACAACACTTCGCAATTAGTATCACTACTATCCATCTTAGAAGAAGATGTAGATTTTAGTTTACAAAAAATGGGCGATAAGTTTGTGAGTGTTAATATGAAAGACTCGCAACATGGTACACATACAAAGTATATGTTAAGTGATTTGTCAGTTATACCAACACCACCAGAACTTAAAAACTTACCATCAACATTCGAATTAGAATTGAAGATTGATAGGTATTTCATTGATACATTTATTAGTGGTAAAGGTGCGTTACCTGATACCGATACATTTACTATTATTGCAAAAGATAATAGTGCAAAAGTAGTTATCGGATTCAGTAATGTTGCAACTAATAGGGTAACAATACCAGTTGAGTGTGAAGAGTTTAGTGATACTGAACCTATTTCATTTAACGCAAATATGTTTGCAAATATTTTAACTGCAAATAAAGAATGTGAGAAAGCTGTATTAAAGGTTAGTTCAGATGGATTAGCTACAATCAGTTTTAATATTGATGATTATAAATCACAATATTTCTTGGTTGCAACCCAACAAGTGACATAAGGAGTCAAAAGTGGCAAATAATATACTTGATAAAGCCCAATTAGGGATTCATACTGCAAATAAACGCGGTAAGAAACTTGAAGATAAAGTAGAAGAATACCTTAATAATAAAAAGATACACTACACTTATACACCAAATAGGGGTATAGATTTCCGAATCAGTACTAAATTTGGTAGGGTGTATTTGGATTGTGTAAGTACTGGAACTGCTGGAAGTATAGATGAGAAGATAGCAACCAAAGTAGATAAGTATGTACGAAAGTATGAACTTGCTGGTGGTTCTATCCATATCTTACATCCATATAGTGGTTTAAGTAAGGAAGTTAGGGAATCTATTCATAGTATGGAACGATTACACGATTGTGAAGTACATATGTTGGATTGGTTTGAGTTTGAAGAGTTGTTGAGTGATAATTATATCCCAACACCTAAACAGACTGCAACCAATGGTAGTAATTGGGTTACACCAGATTCTGCAGCAGTGAGGAAGTTTTTTAATTTCGAGAAATCATAATGTATTTAGAATATTTTGATAAATTTAAAGGTATGACTCCTTATCTTGAAATAGATGAGAAAGAATGGGAGTATATCAAAGAAACATTCGAAAAGGATGATGTCAAAGAAAGTCTTGCTAAAGTAGCAATGACTTATGAGATTCCCTATGCCACTATTTCAGAGGATGATGCCTACAAAGCTTTAATGAAGTTAAAGGGTATGAGACATAATGAAATTTTGGTAGAGGGAGAGTGGTTTGCTCGTGAGGGAACTGCATACAGATATGGTTTAGAATTTGAGGGTAAACAACAATACTTTAGAAGAGTTAACATAGGTAATGCTGCCAGTAATTTCTTCCAACAAGTAAATCGTTGGAGTGTGGATGGAACAATTGCACCAGGTCCAAAGAGAACTTGGGAAACAGAAAAATATATGACATCACTTATGGGTGCTGCATATACTTTGAAGTTACCAAAAATTACTGCGGGTAATCTTAGGATTATGTTAAGTTTGAGAAAGTATATTTGTTCTCAATTTAAACCTAATGTTGCAAAAGTACTCTATGATAAGTTGGGTAGTGAGAACATATTAGATTTCTCTGCAGGTTGGGGAGATAGATTAGCAGGATTCTATGGTAGTGAGAGTGGTAAATATTATCTTGGGATAGACCCACGAAAAGAAAACCATCCACTCTATAGAGAACAAAAAGAGTTCTACGAAAAACACAGAAATATGTTCTTCGAGGTTGATAAAGATTCAGAGTTTTTAGAATCACCAGCAGAAGATGTAGATTTTGAACAATATAAAGATATGTTTGATACTGTCTTTACATCACCACCATATTTTGGAGTTGAGAGATATAGTTATGATGATACTCAAAGTTGGGTAAGATACAAAACTATTGATGAGTGGAATGATAAATTTTTACAGACAACTATTAAAAAATTATGGGGTTCTATCAAAAGTGGTGGATATTTATTAGTGAATATAAGTGATGTTTATGCGAGTAGTGGAGCAAAACAAAAGAGATTAAATTCTCATGGTAAGAAATGGTTAGAGATTTGTAATCCTATGAATGATTTTGTATCAACATTTACTGATTCAGAGTATCAAGGTTGTATTGGAATGGAAATGGCAAAAAGACCAAATAGTGGTGGTGCAGGAACTGCAGCAGAAGATAGATTCAAAGATGAGACAAGGGAACTGGCGGAAAAGACAAAAGATAAAACTTTTTGTGAACCGATTTGGATATGGAAAAAACTTTAATAGAAAAAAGATTATTTAGTAAAGAAGAATGTGAAAAAATAAAATCATATGCTAGATTAAAAGTTAGAGTAGTTGATGTCTACCACAACGAATATGAAAAAGTTGGTAGTAAAATGTTATCAGATGCTTTGCCTTGGGGTAATTCACCTTATGATATATCTTGGGTTTATGATAGGATTAAAGATTGGACAAATACTTTAGATTTAAACATTGATAATCTTGGTTACTCAATGATAATATGTCACTATAGTAAAGGTTGTTATTTTAAACCACATATAGATGATGTTATGACAGGTACTGATGGTGAAATTCTAAGGAAGAGATGTTTTACGATTGGTATTCAATTATCTGATAAAGAGTATGGTGAATATGAGGGTGGAGAATTACAATTTGAAACTAACGATGGTGTTAGAACAATGAAACAAGATGCTGGGTATGTTTGGATAGCAGATAAACATTTACATTGGGTAAATGAAATTACATCTGGTATTCGATGGAGTGTTCAGATATTTTTAGAAGAAGATGCAATAAAGGAATAGTATGGAAGAAATTAAAAATACCTTATGGGTAGAAAAGTATCGGCCGCAATCACTTGACACTTACATTGGGAATGAACATCTCAAAAGTAAAGTCAAAGTGTATTTGGAGAGTGGCGATTTACCACACCTTTTGCTTTATGGACGTGCAGGTACAGGTAAAACCACTCTCGCTAAATTACTCGTTAATAATATAGATTGTGATTATTTATATATTAATGCATCTGATGAGAATAGTGTAGATGTAGTTCGTGATAAAGTAAAGAATTTTGCATCAACACTTGGATTTTCAGAGATGAAGATTATAATATTAGATGAGTGTGATTACATTACACCAAATGCACAAGCAGCATTAAGAAATCTAATGGAAACATTTTCAAAACATTGTAGGTTTATCCTAACTTGTAATTATGTTGAAAGAATAATTGACCCAATCCAATCAAGATGTCAATCCTTTCAGATTATACCACCCGATAGAAAACAAGTCGCGATGCATATGTCGAAAATCTTACAGAAAGAATCGGTAGATGCAAAAGTAGATGATATCGTAACGATAGTGAATGGTGGTTATCCCGATATCAGAAGAGTAATCAATGCTGCTCAGAGACAGGTAGTAAAAGAGAAACTCGTTATAGATGAAGCGATGAGTACACAAAACGATTACAAGTTAGAAGTTTTAGAAATCTTGAAAACTCAAGATAAGAAGAATGCATTCAAGAACATTCGACAATTATTAGCAGATTCCAAAGTTACAGACTTTAGTGATATGTTTAGGTTGTTGTTTGATACAGTCGATGATTGGGGTAGAGGACATGTCGCAGAATGTATTTTAGTATTAAGTCAATATCAACAAAGTGATGCAGTAGTAGTGGATAAAGAAATAAATGCTATGGCAATGTTTGTTGAGATAATAGGAAAAGTAAAATGAATATGAAAGCACAAAAACCGATAAATAAACCACAACAAAAATTAGATTTAAGTAAAGCAGATACACTAAATTGTCAGGCGTGTGGTAATTATTTGTTTATAACATCAACGATTATAAAAAGGATATCTGCAATAATGTCACCGAATGGTCAAGAAGGATTAGTTCCAATTGAAGTATTTAGTTGTGGTAATTGTGGACAAGTACCAACCGAGATGTTAAAGGGAACAGGTCTTGAACCCGCACTGGACTCATAAAGAGTTTGATATATTTGATGATTTAAAATCAAGAAAGAATCAAACACATAAAACTGTCGGTGGAGATAAATCTGGTAGAGTAGTTGGTGGATATACATTTAATGAACTTGGATTTAGGGGAGATGATTTAGAAACTTATTTTTCATCAAAATCTAAGTTACTTACTTTTGGATGCAGTCATACATTGGGTGTAGGTGTAGGAAATGAGGAAACATGGCCACATTTATTAGCAAACGAAATTCAACACTCACATATTAATTGTGGTATTCAAGGAATATCTAATGATACAATTAGTAGAGCAGTTCTATCATATACCGAAATTTTAAAACCAGATTTAATTGTTGTTTTATATACGTATCCACATAGGAGAGAGTACACCACATTAGATGGTAGGAAATGCTCTTTTAAGCCTGATGGTAAATGGGATTATTGGAAAACTGATGATGGGTTGTTAGCTCACGATTCACTTGTAAATTTACAGAACGATGAATATGATAATGACAATCTATACAGAAATCAATTACTGATTGAGAATTATTTGGAAAATAAAGGAATTAGATTACTAACAAATGTTATAGATGAATATCTTGGGTGTTGGGAAGATGAGGCAGTTGGTGGCAACCACGCTGGAGTTTTATCTAACGAATTATTTACCAAAAATTTATATGAGAGATATTTATAATATATATAGGAGAACCTTATGTCAATAACAATATTTAGTCAGAAATCAGATGTAGAAACGAAGTTAGAATCACTATCTAATTACATTACAGGTAGTGCTGGTGGTTGGCCTGATTCATCTTACGCAGGAATACTTGCGTGTTATGATTTTACAATTGAAAGTGGTAGTGATGATGTAAAGGTATTTGAGATGAATACTGCAATCAATAGTACTCAGATGAGTAGTCTATATGGAAACATATATGATGATATTGCACAATATGCCTCAACACAAAGTTATTCAGATGTACAAGTATATGGTAGTTTTCAATTTGGAACATATAATCCACCTACTGCAACACAACCTACAATATCTGCAAGTTTTGCTCAATATAATATTAGTTCATCATTTAATTATACAGACCAAGCACAATACTTAGCAAAAAGAGGAACTGCTTCAAATTCGGGGAGTTTCCATGTATTCGTAGCTTCACCAAGTAACACGGATGATACTTTGTATCAGATATCAAGTGGTTCATTTACTAAAACAAGTTTTAGAACTATACTTGGGGCATCACCAATTGGTGGTGATTCTTTAATTGGGGCATTTAATTCAGCTTCAATAGCAGCAAATAAAGGGGTTAGTGATTATCCAGATTATGTTTTAAAAGATTTAGCTAAACATGCATCATTTATGGTTACAGCTGATGGTTCGATTTCATTTAATTCATACATCAGTAGTGCAGAAGTAAGAGAGCTAACCGGAAGTGTTTTTACAGATGCTGATGGAAATGAAGTAAATTGGAGTGTGGGTACACCATTCACAGAGAGTATGCAACACTTTTATGGTATAGATGTGGAAGATGGAACGGGTAATTATGTAGAGGATTATATTATTTCATCAGGTAGTGATGATGGTGCAAGAAAATTCATAGGTAATGGTAGAAGTGTACAATTATTAACACCCGAAAAAGTAATTACACTTGGTACTTACTATAATAGTAAGTTTTCATTATTAAACGCCCCAACAGGTGTAAGTTCATCTCTGAATAATGATTGGTACGAGTGGACATTAAAACCCTACCAAGGCCCATCTACACCACATGGTGCAACAATTCGTATGTATGATAATAGTACTAAATTGGTACAAAATGTAGAGGTTGGTGATGTAGTTAAATCGTATCAACCAGGTGGTTCTGGTTCATTGGGAATGCCAGATAGTGATATGAATTATTTAAGTTGGAGTTCTACAGATGTAAGTGATAGTTTTGCAAGTGGTTCAGTTGTTGTGGATGTACATTCAGAAGAAGTAAATTTATACTATTTGATAAATGATACTTATAAGATTCCACAATTAGCAGGAGTCTATATGGATAGGGGTGGTTTGGGATACTTTCAGTTTAGAAAAGGTTATGAGGTAGAAGTGGATGATAAATTATTTGATAAAGATGGTAATTGGATTGATGTCACTGCAGTGGAAGAGAAGTATCTTACTGAAACTTTTTATTCACTCAATGTAGAAGATATTGATACATACTTTTCATCAGATATATTAGTTCATAATGCGCCAGGACATGGGGGAAAATAAAGCATTTAAATTCTCAATTCAAATACCAACATTCCTATCACACGAAAAATGTGATGAGATAGTACAGACAATAAAAGATACCGAAGTTGTTAGAGATGGTTGTGTAACTGATGGTAAAGGTGTTGAAGATGTTATTTAACATCAATAGGGAAGATGCGGAAGTATCTGATTTATGTCCATCATTTGATTATGATGAGTGTACCTTATATAATTTACAATATGAGATAGACTACTTTAATTCAATAATTAAGTGGGATGATATGTGGGATTTACCTAAAGCAAAAATCAGATTAGACAATGGTTGGAAGTTTGTAGTATTTAATCCACAACAAATGATACAAGGTTGGGGTTGGTTAAATACAGAAACAAAGGAAATATGTAACATCTATGTAAATCCTAAATATAGAAATAAAGGTATAGGTGGTGAGATTGTTAATTCACTACATAGATATTGCCAAGATTGGGATTCTTGGTGGGCACAATCAGATAGTTGGAATAAATCAGCACAGAAGATGTTCCTAAATAGTAACTATAATGTAAAAATATGATATTTATATATGAATAAAAGTATCATTAGGAGAAGTTAATGAGTATAGTAAATTATACACAAAAATCAGATGTAAACGCTAAAGTAAAAGAAATTAGTGATTACATAACAGGTAGTGCAGGAGATTGGCCAAATCATAGTTATTCAGCATTTATTGGTGCATATGATTTTACTATTGAGAGTGGTAGTAATGATACAAAAATATTTGAGTTTAATACAAATCCAAGTGTACAGATACCTTTATCAGTACAAGGTTCGGATTTCTTTGATAGAATTGCACAATATGCTGTTACACAAAGTTATAGTAGTGTAAATATTTATGGTTCTACTTGGGCAGATATGCAAAATCCAAGACAAACTAAACTTTCAAGTATATCCGCAAGTTTCGCTAATCATAACATAAGTTCTTCTTTTGTTTATGATAGTTCAGCACCATATGTTAATTCTCGGGTAGAGGCATCTTCAAGTAAATTTCATCTTTTCGTTGATACACCAAATGGTTACGGAGCAGATGATACATTATATACAATGGCTACTGGTTCTATGGATAAAACTAAATTTAGAACTATACTTCAGAGTGCAAATGTTGGTGAGACATTTATAGATGGTTTTACTTCATCATCAATTGCAGCTAATCGTGGAGTAGGAACTTGGCCAGATTTTGTTTTAAAATCTAAAACTGAAGATGGTTCATTATTAGTTAGTCCATTCAATATAAGTTTTAACTCATATATAACTAATGCAGAACAAAGAAATATATACTCATCTACCTATACAGATGCGGATGGAGTTGAACAAACTTGGGAATCAAATTCGGATTATAAAGAGCGCGTTCACACCAGTATGACATATTGGTATGATATCGAGACGAGTACTGGTATATCTACTTATCCAGAAAAATTTATTCCATCTTCTGGTAGTTTAGATGGTAATGGAAATAAATACTTAGGGACTGGTAGAGCATATATATTATTCACACCACAACATACAGAAGTATTGTGTTCTTATTATAGTCCACAATACATACAAATAAATCCACCTACAGGTGTAAGTTCATCTATAGATAATGATTGGTATAAGTGGAAACTGGTTGCAAATAGAGGTACTACAACACCGAGTGGAAGTTTAATTCGTATGTATGATGGTAGTACTAAACAAATACAAGATGTAGAAGTTGGTGATGTGGTTAAATCATATCAACCAGTTGGAATGAGTTTAAGTGACCACGATTTTGCAGCATATTCATCAACAGATTTAACCAATAGTGTTTCGAGTGGTTCAGTTGTACTTGAGGTATCTTCTAATGTACAACCAGAACATTATATAATAAATGATACTTATAAGTTTGGTTGGATGGGGATGATATTTGTAAAACGAGCAAATGAGTATAAATTCCTTAGAGCATTTGAAATTGAAGTTGGTGATGAACTAATGGATAAGGATGGTAACCTTATTGAAGTAACATCAACAGTCGAAGTAACTACCGATGAAACTTTCTATTCATTAGATGTAGAGGATATTGATACTTATTTTTCAAGTGATATATTAGTTCATAACTTACCACCAAAAGGTGGTGGTGGTGCATAACTTACCACCAAAAGGACCTTAAAGAGTAAGTATGAAAAAAAATAATGGTTTTAAGTATTATATTGAAAAGGAAAACTTTCTAAGTGATTCAGAAATAGATTTTATTAAAAATAAAAGTTTTGGTGAATCTCAACACACAATCAATACCAATGGTAGTAGAGCTGAACTTGTTGGTTTGAGTGGTAGTGAGGTTAGAGATTACAGAAAAGCAACAGAGTTCCAAATAGAAAGTAGTAAAATTACTGATAAAATATTAAATCTCACTAAGGTTGCTAATAAACTACATTTCAATTACGATATTGATTGGGATTCTTACGAGAATTTTAAACTATTAAAATATGTAAAGGGTGATGGGTATGGATGGCATCCAGATTTTGGTAAAGGTGATGAATCAACGAGAAAATTAAGTGTTATAGTTCAATTATCAGATGGTGATGATTATGATGGTGGAGATTTAGAGTTTGCATTAACAACCAAAGATAGTGATAGTTTTGTTAAGGGTACAAGAAAAAAGGGGAGTGTAATTATTTTTAATCCATTAGTAATACATAGAATTACACCATTACTTTCTGGCTCAAGATATTCCATCGTTGGTTGGTTACACGGAGATACTTTTAGGTGAAAGAAAACAATGATTTTAAATGGTTTATACATTTATCATTTCTTAGTGTAGAACAATGTAATGATTTAGTAAAAAAAGTTAAGGGTGAAGATAGTTGGGTTCAAGGTGGAACATATAATCCACAAGAAGAAGAGCCTACAAAAGTTAATCTATCTCACCATCGTGATTGTAATGAAATATATTTATTACCAGAATTAAATAGTAATATAAAGAATGATTATAGTTGGTTGGTAGATAAACTAAATACTATAGTAAAGATTACAAATGATAGGGTTTGGAAATTCGATATTGAACGAAATCAAGGGGATTTTAGAACTATTGAATATCAAAAGGGAGACCATTTCAATTGGCATTCGGGTACAGATGCTGGAATACTATCATTAAACAAAATAGCTTGCTTGATTCAAATATCCGACCCAAAAGATTTTGATGGTGGTGATTTACATTTTGCATTTAGTAATGAAAAAGAAGATTTTTTTAAATGTCCATATAAACAAGGATATTTATTTATGTTCCCATCGTTTACGAACCATATGGTTACACCACTTAAAAGTGGAGAAAGATTTATAATGAGAGAAACCTACATAGGAGAACCACTAAGATGAAAAAGAATGAAAACTTTCAATGGTATATGACAAAACCAAACTTCTTTACACCAGAAGAATGTGATGAGTTTATTGAAAGGGTTAAAAGTACGGAAAAGGGTGAAACAGGTTGTATAGAACCACATATGGGTTCAGACCATAATTTAGAATTTAGAAGTGTTAAAGAATGGTATTTACATAAAGATATGAGAGATTATGCAAAGGGTGATTATTCAGACATACAACAGAAATTATTTTTATCTGCAAAAGTAATGAATCAGTTATCTTGGAACTTTAATATTCAAGAAGTAGAAAACAATATAAAAATGATTCAGTATAATGGAGAGACTGAAGATTTTTATACTTGGCATTCAGATTTTAATGCAGGCCAAAGTTCTCTAAGAAAGTTAGCGTGTATTGTACAATTAACAGACCCAAGTGAATATGAGGGTGGTAAAACACAATTTGCTATACAAGACCCACATTCTATGGAGTATTATACAATTCCACAAGAAAAGGGAACTTTAATTGTATTCTCACCAATATTTTTTCATAGAGTAACTCCAGTTACAAAGGGAATACGACATTGTATTCAAGAATTTATAATAGGTGATACCTTTGTATAAACCAATAGAACAGAACTTTACACCTAATCCAAATTTTAGATGGTGGGTGGATAGAAAAAACTTTATTACTCAAGAAGAGTGTGATGAGTTTATAACGCGAATTGATAAAGATTGTGTGAAGAAACAAAAGGATGTTTACTATGGTGCAGATTCTAATCCTAAGTATAAAAAAGACCCTGCAGTTTGTAACTTAAATGTTGCACTCTATACGGATGAGGAAATATTAACAAAATATTGGAACGCATTTAAACTAGCAAATCAACTTTATTATAAATTTGATATCGGTGGGATTCATAGAAATGAATATACTGGTCATAAATATGAAGTTGGAGATTGGTACACACCACACGCAGATTTTCATCCATCAGATGATTTTAGTATAGTTAAAATGACTGCAGTATTATTTTTAAATAATGAATATGAGGGTGGAGATTTTATATTATTTGATGATACTATAATTGAACCAGAACCAGGTAGATTGATTATATTTCCATCATTTGCAGGACACCAAGTTACACCAGTCACTAAAGGTGTAAGGTACACAAGTGTTTGTTGGGTTGCAGGAAACACTTTTAAATAAATTAAATTTTAGAGATTATATTCTCTATTTATATATATCAAAAGGTTATTATGGCAAAAACAAAATCGTTATTCGACCACATAAAACAAATTACTAATGTTCAAAATACTATGTATTGGGACTCCTTATCAGATGCTGATAAAAAAACTTGGAGTAACTATATGGTACATAGATTTCTTAGTATGAAATCTGAATGGTTAGAGGTTGTAAATGAAATACAAAAGTATTGGGAATTAAAACCAAAGAATTTGTATCAGTTTTATGTTGACATAATACCAAGAGGTAGAACATTTCTTAGATATACAAAATCAAAGAAGAAATCAAAAGTTGAAAAATGGGCTATGGAACATTTAGTGGATTACTTTGAATGTAGTACACGAGAGGTTGAACAACATTTGGAAATATTAACAAAAGAACAGGTTACATCAATCATAATGAAATATGGTGTATCAGACAAAGAACTTAAAAACATATGGAGCAAGTAATGGCAGAACAAGGTTATAAAAAAGAAGAACAATTCGCAATGTCAGAGATGGAGTGGGGTGTAAATTCATATACGAACACTACATACATGAATTTTGAATTTGACATTGATAGTTTATATAGTACAATAGTTAAATTGGATTACCTACAGAGGGTAAATCCACACTTAGATGCGATAAATCTTAATATCGCTTCTTATGGTGGAGATGTTTATGCTATGTTGGGGTTGGTTGATTATATTCAAAACATGGATGTTAAGGTTAATACACATTGTGTTGGAACTTGTATGAGTGCTGCAGCAGTATTATTAGCTTGTGGTACAGGAACTCGAACAATGACAAACCACTCGACTGTGATGGTACATGAGGGTTCTGCAGTAGAGGTTGGTAAATCTACTGATGTTATGAGAGGTGTTGACCATTTAAAAGTATTAGCAAAAGATATTAATCAGTTACTCGCGGAAGTAACTAACAAGGATGTAAAGTTTTGGAAGAGAATGAATAGAAACGATACATACTTAGATGCCAAACAATGTTTAGAGTATGGTATCATCGATAAAATTATTTAAAAAAGTACTTGACTTGTATGGCAAAAATGTCGTATATTCAAGTATGAAATCGGAGTAAAATATGAGTGAAACATACATAAAAGAATCAAGTACAAAAAAAGAAGTAAATTCTTATTTAACAGGCAACCACGGCGACATTGTAACACTAATGGAACAAGAATGGCCACAGATGACTGAAGAATTTAAAAGATTACAAAGAGAACAATACATATTGTTCTGTCACAAGCAACACGATTACGGCCCAGGCAACATAAGTGTCGGAACACAATTACAAACAGAAGAAGATATAAAACTATCTCTTACAGGATTGTTCTTCAGAATTAATGACAAAATCCAAAGAGTAAAGACCTTGTTGATTGGTGGAAGAGTTAATGCCGTAGAGGGTGAACCATTAGAAGATGCCTTTTTGGATATGTCCAACTATGGTATAATGGCAACAATAGTTAAGAATGGTAAGTGGGGAAAATAATGAAAAAGAAAGCATTTTTTTATAAAGTGCCAGAAGGTGAATACACAGCTAATACATTTATTGGATTAACGTGGGAAATATTTAAACATAGGTTATGGCATTTATATAAACATGGTAGGTGGATGGATTAATGGGGAGGATTAGTTATAGTCAACTTTCACAATGGGATAAATGCCCTAATATGTGGAAACTTAATTATGTAGATAAACTTGGCACATTTGAAGGTAATATCTATACGGTCTTTGGAACTGCAGTTCACGAAACAATTCAAGCATATTTAGTTTGTTATTATGATAAGACCATAAAAAAAGCTGATGCACTTCCAATGAAAGAAATCTTATTATATAGGATGGAAGAGAACTATAAAAAGTATGCCAAAGAATCTAAAGTTTTAGTTATAACACTTGAAGAGATGAAAGAGTTTTATGAGGATGGGTTAAAAATAGTTAACGAATTTCTTAAATTAAAAAGTAGATATTTTCCTAAAAAAGACCACGAACTACTTGGTATAGAATTAAATTTAGATTTTGATTTACCAAATAAGATGAAGTTTATTGGTTATATGGATGTGGTTATTCACGACAAGAAAAGGGGTAGGGTACGAATTATTGATATTAAAACTTCTACAATGGGTTGGAACAAATGGCAAAAAGCAGATAAGAATAAAACAAATCAGTTACTATTGTATAAACAATTTTTTGCTAAACAACGAGATATTTCTATCGATAAAATAGATGTTGAATATTTAATATTGAAGAGAAAATTGTACGAGAACTTACAATATCCACAAAAGAGAATACAGCAATTTTCACCTGCAAGTGGAACGCCAAGTATCAATAGAGTTATGAAGAGGTTATCAGAATTTATTGAAGATGGGTTTGATGAAGAAGGTAAACATATTCAGAAAGAATATACTAAGATAGCTTCAGCAAAGAATTGTAAATGGTGTGAGTTTAAAAACAAACCAGATATATGTGATAGGAAAATGATATGAGTAATCCAAATATAAGATTGTACTTACCTGATGTTATCCATAGTGATAATACAGAAGAAATTTTAGATATGTTAACTGAAATATCCAATAAAGTTCGTAGTGCAAAATTATATTTTTGGTATCACGAACCTGATTTAAAACCAAAAGAATTAAAAGATTTCGTTAATACTTGGGAAAGTAAAGGACATACAAATTTTAAGACAATAATTAGACCCTATTATTTTGATACACAAAATGATTTTATATGGTACGACTTAATGTCTTATAAGATGAGAGAATCACTAACACCAAATGCCCATGGGATTACAAATATGTACACGAGATTTTCGTGGAGATATGTTAACCCTAATGATATATTAGAAGGATTACAAGAATTTATTAATATTTATAAGTTCGTTATAGATGAAAAACCAAATAAAAAACAACAAAAAAGAAACGATGGTAAAGATAGCAATCATCGGGTCGCGTAGTTACACAAATAAACGAAAGATAAAACAATTTGTTTGGGAACTAAAACAAAAGTTCTCTGATAGATTGGTTATAGTTAGTGGTGGAGCAAAAGATGGAGCAGATAAATATGCAAAACGATTTGCTTTAGATTTTGATGTAAATTATTCCGAGTTCCCAGCATACCACGAACCACATAATATACATTGTGTTAAAGAGAGTTTTAGATATAATAAACAATATAATGTTGGACACTACCATAGACGAAATAAAGATTTGGTAGAGTATAGTGATAAAGTTGTTGCGTTTTGTCTAAATGGTGAGATATCAAATGGTACTGCATCTGCCTTAAAATATGCACATAAAATAGAAAAAAAGTACATTATTATTGATTAGTTGTATATTTATATATATACAATATATACGTATATAATAGAGGATATAATATGAAAGAGATAAAATTAACTTCGGTGAAAGTAATATCGGAGTTGTATAGTAAATTTAAAAGTGAGACAATAGAATCAGAGTTTTCACTACAGAAGTTGGTAAATCGTACACTTAATAAATTCGTTTATGATGATGAGTTCCGGAAGGAAATTCTCGAGCATGACAAATTATTTCAAAGTGGAAGTAAATTTTAATTTAAATAATAAGGGTTATAAATGGATATTAAATTACCAAAATTAAAGTCAGTAAAAGAAGTACAAGCTCGTAAGAAGAAAAAGATACTACTTTTATCAGATGACCTTCGTATGTCAAGTGGGGTTGGTACGATGTCAAGAGAATTTGTATTGGGTACAATCGATAAATACGATTGGGTTCAGATTGGTGGAGCAATAGAACATCCAGATAAAGGTAAAGTGGTTGATATGCACGATGCCGTGTTGGAAGAGACTGGTGTGAAAGATGGATATTTAAAAGTTTATCCAATTGATGGTTATGGTAATCCAGATATTTTAAAAGAGATTATGGAACTTGAGAAACCTGATGCTATTCTACACTACACAGACCCAAGATTTTGGGGGTGGTTATACCACATGGAACACGAATTAAGACAGAACATTCCTATATTTTATTATAATATTTGGGATGATTTACCTGCACCACATTATAATGAGTTCTTTTATGAGAGTTGTGATTTGATTATGAATATTTCCAAACAGACTGTTGGATTAGTTAATGAAGTTGCAAAAACAAAACCAAGAACAGATTGGGATTCTACATACTTACCACACGGAATTAACGAAACACAATTCTATCCAATTAAAGATGATGCTGAGTTATTGGAAATGAGGAAATTTAAGAATGAGTTATTGGGTAATAGGCCCCATAACTTCACATTGTTATATGTGAATAGAAATATTCGTAGGAAAATGATGGGTGATTGTATTCTTGCATTTCAACATTTTGTTAATTCAATCCCACCCGAAGAGAGAGATAAAGTTACCTATGTAATGCATACTCAACCAGTTGATGGGAATGGAACTGATTTACCAGCATTAATTAATGCAATTGCACCAGAAATAAATGTAGTGTTTAGTGATAAGAAACTTGATAATAAACAAATGAATTTCCTATATAATATTGCCGATGTAACAATGAATATTGCATCCAATGAAGGATTCGGATTGGGAACTTGTGAATCATTAATGAGTGGAACACCAATTATTGTTAATGTTACGGGTGGATTACAAGACCAAGTAGGATTTAAAATTAATGATAAGTTCTTAACTTCAGATGATTATAAGGAATTACTATCATTACACGATTGGAAGAAGTGGGAACATAACTCAGAATTAACTTGGGGTGAGTGGTGTAAACCAGTCTGGCCTAAGACTCGTTCACTAATGGGTTCAGTACCAACACCATATATCTTTGATGATAGATGTGATTGGGAGGATGCTGGAAATGCCATAAAAGAATGGTATGAAATGGGTAAGGAAGCAAGAGAAGAGTGTGGGTTTATTGGACACGAATGGGTGTGTAGTGATGAATCTATGATGAGTGCACGATGGATGTGTAAGAATTTCATAGACCATATGGAAACTGCATTTGAGAAATGGACACCAAGACATAAAGTTAACACATATAAGGCGTAGAATATGAAACCAATGATATTAGTAACGGCACCAGTCAAAACTCGTAGTGGATACGGAAATCACTCAAGGGATATTTGTAGTGCATTGATTGAATTAGATAAATACGATGTGAAAATAAATTCAGTTCGGTGGGGTAATACACCAATGACCGCATTGGAAGAAAATAACTCACAACACGATAAAATTAAATCACATTTAATGACCGGGCCCGACTTACAAAAACAACCCGATGTACATTTACATATAGTTATTCCTGGAGAGTTCAACCCAATCGGTAGGAAGAATGTTGGTATGACTGCTGGAATTGAATCTACAATACCTATACCACGATGGGTAGAGGGTGTAAATCGTATGGATGAAACTATATTTACATCAGAGTTTTCAAAAGCAGTTTTTGAACAAGCAGCATTTAATATTGAAGATAAACAAAACCCAAACAAGAATCAAGAATTAAAAGTGAATAAACCAATGAGTGTTTTATTTGAGGGTGTAGATACTAATGTTTATAAAGAAACAAAAACATTTGGTAAAACTACTAAACGTGCATTCAAACCAATTAAAGAGGATTTTTGTTATTTGTTTACGGGTCATTGGTTAGGTGGAAGTATCGGGAAAGATAGAAAAGATGTTGGTATGTTAATTAAAGTATTCTTGGAAACTTTCAAAAATACAAGAAATCAGCCAGCATTATTATTGAAAACCAGTGGTGCAGATTTTTCTATATTAGATAGGGAAGATATTTTAAATAAAATTACTTATATTAAAGAAGGGGTGGTTGGTAGTAAACTTCCGAATATATATTTGATACATGGAGATTTTACGGATAGTGAGATGAATGAATTATATAATCATCCAAAAGTAAAGGCCCACGTTACATTTACTCACGGAGAGGGTTTCGGTAGACCATTATTAGAAGCTGCACAGAGTGGTAAACCAATTGTTGCTCCAGGATGGAGTGGTCATGTAGATTTTTTACATAAGAATTATGCTCAGTTATTACCTGGTTCATTAACAAAAGTTCCTATGGATGCGTTTCCAAAGGATATGGCGTTTGATTCACCAGAAAATAAGTGGATTACTGTCAATTATAATGTTGCATCGAGTATTTTTACTGAGATTCACAATAATTATAGTAAGTACGTGGTAAAGGGTAAACAATTACAAGCATACACTAAGTTACAATTTTCTTATGAAGCAATGAAGAATAAACTTGAAGCTATCCTTGACCCAATTATAGCATCAGTTCCCCAGCAAGTAGAATTGAAACTGCCGAAGTTAAGTAAAGTAGAAGATAACAAAGGGTTAAAATTACCCAAATTGAAGAAGGTATAAAATGGCTGAAAAAGTAATAACTTGTCCAAATTGTTTTAATGATAAACGATGTTTTGAGGATGAACAAGTACTTGAAGAGAAAAAGTTTTCTTCATTTATGTGTTTTAATTGTGGGTTCACAAGTAATTCAACATACACTTGGGATTCTCCTGATTTGAAAAAAGCACAAATAGGTTCATCACAATTAATGAATGATATTTCATTCTATGATGAAGAACGAGAACTCATGTGGTTTCCATCAGTATTGAATATGGGGAAATTAGGAGTTGTTTATCCAGATGGAGTTCAGAGTAGTTGGAATTATAAATTAGCAGAAGTTCGTAAGTTAACAGATTTAGAACTAAAGGATGATAAGTATAAAGGACATGATAGTATATTAGATGTAGATAATGCTAAAACCTATGGTCAACACGAGTTCTTAGATGCTTGTAAAGAGATGGGTATAATCAAGGACCTTGATTAATAATGTCGGTACGGAATACCGCATGGACGAAAGTTGAACCAGGTCAGATAGTAACCTTTATGTATAAATCAAAGGGTGAGACTCGTGGATACAAGAGAACCATATTATTACTAAATCCAGATTTACGATTTAGAAAAAAAACTACTAAACGAATTAAAAGATTTGTTGCGGGATTAGTATTAGATACTGCAATTACAAGACCATTAACAGAAAGTAAAGTTGAGAAGTTGTTTGGTAAACTTGGTGGGTTAGAGTTTGAAGAAGAAGCAATTGCAGCAGATTTACCTGATAGAGTTTCAAAAGCTCAAACACGAGTAATGTACAGAAGATTAAAAGCATTAGTTAAGAATTATAAAAATTACAGAACATTTGATAGAAGAGAATGTTTAAAACGAAGAGTGTATCTCGAAGTGGATTACAATAAAATACCAAAAGATACATTAGTTGAATTTAGTAAAGAAATGGAACGAAAGTTCACAAAACAAATTGAGGCTGGATTTGAAAATTAGTTATGGTATTACTGTCCACAATGAATCTGAAGAGTTAAATAATTTATTAGAAATCCTTATCCACAAAACAGATGTGGAAGATGAAATAGTTATTTGCGTTGATGGTGAGGATGAACAAGTACAAGAAGTTATAACGAGTTGGGTTCAACAATATGGACACGAAGATATGAAAACTATCAAGGTGTATCATAGAAAACTTGATGGTGATTTTGCTTCACAAAAAAATTCAGTTATAGAAAATTGTAGTGGAGACTACATCATGCATATAGATGCCGATGAATATCCACACGAAACATTATTACAACAACTTAAACAAATAATAGAAATGAATGATGGAGTTGATTTAATATATGTACCAAGAGTGAATACAGTCGATGGTATAACAGAACATCATATTCAGAAATGGGGATGGAGAGTTAATGCACCATATGAAATCTATAATGAAAAGGTTATGGATACTGAAAGTGAAGAATATAAACTTTTGAAAAAAATGGACTTAATTGTTGATGAAAAGAAAATTTAGTTATTTTATCTTTTACTTAGTGAAAAATACAATCAAATGATACTTATTAATATGAGATGGAATAAAGAAATACCGAATTTATTTAATAGGAAATGTCCTAAGTGTAATGTTACAATTACATATAAAAGTAAATATGCTAGAAATAATTCAGAGAATAAAAAACTGAATTGTAAAAGTTGTAGTGGCAAATTAAAAACGCTGACAAAAGAACATAAAGAAAAGATTGGTAAGGCGCTTAAGGGGCGGAAACTGGTGTGGAATGATAAAATATGGGATAGTCGAAGAAGAAATGGAAATGGTGGAGTTTCAGAGCATCAAAAAGATTGGTTGCGAAAAAATAGCGTTTTTACTAAAACGGGAGAAGATTCAGTTAGAATACAATCCATACTAAAAGAAAAAAATATAAGTTACGAAGAATATTTAAGTGAATTGAGTGAGTATAAAAAATATCAACGACAAGTTAGAAGTATTACGAATAATCAACCAATTCATACATTAGAAAATTATGATAAGCCTCGTGATAAATGTGGTGTAAGTGGAGCTTATCAATTAGACCACATAATACCTGTGAGATTGGGATTTGAGTGGGGTATTGAGCCTGAAAGAATTGGTGATATAAGTAATCTAAGATTTATAGATTGGGAAACAAATCTTAAAAAGAGTGATAAATTAATATTAGATGTAAAGGTTATAGATGAAAGTCAAAGTAAAATATAAAGTTCCGATAATTAATTCGCCCGATTTTCAATCAAGAGTATTTAGAAATTCACCAGATATTAGGTGGAGAAGAAAAGTACACGAAATGATTACGGGCTGTAAAACCTTTGCTCATATACCACCACAAGAGGAATTGAGTTTGTATCACCCAAAAACCATACATAAACAAGAAACCCAAAATCAACTTTATAGTGCAATAATAATGGATACCCATCTATGATAAAAGTAAAAGTTATAAATCCGACTCTTGATAGAAACGAACCAACATTTAGAATATTTATGGCGTGTAAAGACCATTTTAGAAATTATGGTGTAGAAATAACTGAATCAGATGATTTTGATGTAATGTTTATTGGTATGCATGATTTTATAAATAAAAAGATACCATTGAAATATAGTATTGAATGGGGAACTGAAAATGTAGAGAAACTAACACAAGGTGGTAGATTTATGATGTTTGATGGTTCAGATTCTACATCATTGATGGGTGGTATTGAGGTGATGAGAAATACTAACCCAACGCGTTATATAAAGAATCAGTTATTAAAACGAGAATTATATAATACTCCCGCGGATTTTGGTAGATGGTTTTGGGGTAAAGGTGAAAATAACCTAAGTTACGATATTACTGAAGATGAGTGGAAAAAAATAGCATTGAGTGGATGGAATCTTGGATATTTACAAGGACATTTATTTGATAAGGATTTAATAATGCCATCAGCAAATGTTAAACCATATGATGTTTGTGCAATATATCAAGCAGAACACAAAGAGAATTATGAACACGAAATGAGAAATGATATTCCATATACTAAACATAGAAGGGGTGCGTGGAATGAGTTGAGTATTGATTTTATATCTAATAAAGATATGTTACCATATCAAGATTATATTAACTATTTATATAATTCTAAAGTTTGTTTATCACCATTTGGTATGGGTGAGATATGTTTTAGAGATTTTGAGATATGGGCAACGAATACAATAATGGTTAAACCAACAATGGGGTTAGTTGATACTGCACCAAATATGTATGTAGAGGGTAAAACATATTTCGGAGTTCAATATGATTGGTCAGATTTAAATGAGGTAGTTGGTGGTATTGTAGAAGATTTTAATAACCTTAATGATAAAGTAACTACTTATGCAAGAGAACAATATTTAAAAGTATATGATGTGAAAAATTATTTAGAGCATGTTGTTAATATGTTTAAAGAAATAAATGAGGAAGAAACAGATGGTTAATATAGAAAATTTTGATAGAAAGTTTAAGAGTATAGGTAGAACCGATGAATGGAAAAAATTACAAGAAAAATATAATAAAGCAGAACATATCTTTTTGTTTGGGCATGGTGGTAATCTTGGAATAGCTGACCACGCAGCAATTGATGGTTCAAGATTAACAGATAAGAATATTATTGCTCCAGGTAGTGGTATCCTTGCAACATCAATTATTTCAGATGAATCATTTGAAACTTGGTTGTCAAAGTGGTTAGAGATAAGAACACGAGGATTGGATACTTCTAAGTGTTTGGCAATTGGGATGAGTTGTTCAACGACAGGAGCATCATCAAACTCATTAGTAAACGCGTTGAATTATGCTGTTGATATTGGTATGAATGGATGTTTGTGGAGTGCTCAACCAAAAGAAGATTTAGATGTTAGGATTCTTCCTATAAGTTTTGATGTTATAAATTATCACACATCAGAAATATTATCACTTGCATTAACATATGAATTAATTCATGGTGCTGGTTTTAAATGTCCAACTATTGCTGATAAAGCAACCCAAAGAAGATTTGAAGATTTGGGAATAGAATCAGAAGTAAATACTGAAATATCTAATTTGAATGTACCACCTGGATTTGAGAACGAACAAAAGAATATTGCAGTTGATTTTGATGGTGTTATTCACAATATGGATAAGGGTTGGTATGATGGTACTTGTTATGGAGAACCACTACCAGGTAGTTTAGAAGCATTAAGAAAATTATACACGAAGTGGAATATAATAATCTTTACTGCTAAAGGTAGACCTGATAGACCATTAGTAAATGGAAAGACTGGGATAGAATTAGTAGAAGAGTGGTTGGATAAACACGATGTATTACAATATGTAGATGAAATCACTTGGGAGAAACCAAGAGCAGAATATTATATAGATGATAGAGGTATTACATATGATAATAATTGGGATGAAATATTAGAGGAAGTATTGTGAGATTGTGGTATTGGATACTAAATAAGATAGAAGATTTTAGAATGAATCGTAAGATTAAAAGGAAATTGCAGAATGTAAAGAAAAAAGACCCGTTTATATATAAATGAAAACATTATACGCAAATGGTTGTAGTTTTACTCTTGGGGATGAATTAGGACATCCTGAAGTTCAGAGGTTTCCATCTATAATATCAAGTACAAGAAATATGAATGTTATAAACCACGCAAGATGTGGTGCAGGTAATGAAGAAATTTGTAGAAAGACTATGGATTACTTGATGGAGTATGTTGATAGTGGTAAAGATACAAAAGATTTAGATGTTGTTGTTGGGTGGAGTTTGGTTTCAAGGTGGGAGTATTACGATGGTGGTTGGAAAGGGTTAACACCTAATTCAGTAGGTAACAGACACGATGCTCCATATTATTACTATGGTATGTTCCAATCCACAGAAAAGGATATGTTAGATTTTATGTGGGAAGTATCAGTTGTAGAATCATTCCTAAAAAAACATAATATCAATTATTTCTTTTTCAAAATAGATGGTGGACAGCATACAATGTGGAATCAGACTGGAGCAGAGATTATAGATGGGTTTGATTTAGATAAAGTGAACAAGTTGTATATACAAAATATTGATACAGGTAGGTTTCCAAGTTTGATTAACCCAAGTGAAACATTTAGAGAATTTGCATTAGAGTATGCTGGATTAAAACCAGAATACCATCCTAATGAAAAAGCTCACGAACTATTTGCAGAATATATTATGGATAGATTATGAGACCACATTCAGAGATAAAACAACCAATCGTTCACGCGGGTGAACACGCAAGAGAGATTATGGACTGGATGATAGAGAATGATGTACAAAAGGATTCTTATACCAAACCTGATAATATAACTTTTATAACTGCCCACAATTATATTGATGATGAGACAGGAACTGCGGAATCTAAACTACATCGTTACAATCAATTATACGAATTGGAAGATGGTAGAAAGGTAACTATTTTTGAAAGAAATTTAGAACATTTAGGCATAGGAACACCCGTAGTTGTATCGAAACCCGTGTGTGGCCACCATATAGTGGACGAGAAGATGATTGAGAAGTATGGTATGTATTCTCACTTAATGAAAGAAGAATGGATTTTAGAATATTTAAAAAATAATGAACAAACAGAATTATCAATGTGGTGTGATGCGGGAGATGTTATTTTTCAAGATGACCCACAAAAAATTATAGATATATTCTATGGTTATGATTGTGATGCATTATTTATGAGTACTACATTTTGTAAAGGAAACAAAGGTGGTTTTCACGGAGAGTGGGGAAGAGAAGCATTATCACATATGGATAACCAAAAAGGATTATATTTGAATAGTGGAGTTGTGATTGGAAAAACGGAGTTCTTAATTGAATTACTTGAAGAAGCGTTGAAATTAAAATACGATAAACAATTCACACAACATCCACCAGAAGCACCTGAACATATGAAATTGGCAGATGACCAAGAAGTGTTCAGATATTTACATCCAAAGTATTACCCAAAGGTAAAGATAGATAATGAAGATGGTAGGAGATTAGCATGGCGATATTAACCGAGTTAAGAACAAGGATATTAAACGATGGCTAGCATAGAATTAGTAATGGCAGAGTTCGGAGAAGAACGAAAAAATATGGGTGGAAATGTTTTTGATGGTTCACAACGATTAGACCCAACATTAACTACATTCACAGATAATATAAGTGATGAACACGATGTAAGTTTAACAATATATACAGATACAGAGATTAGTGTACAAACTGATATCACTTATAAAGTAATTAATGTTACTGATAATATTTTCAAGGATAATCACATTTCAAGTAAAGGTGAAGAGCGATATGGAAATAGAAGTAATGATTATTACAAAGTAAAAGGTTTGTTGGAATCTGATAAGGATTATGCTATATGTATGGATTCAGATATGTATGTAGTTAATAGTGAAGTGAATACACTACTACCACTAACAGAAAAGTTTGGAGTTACTATTCCTGAGAATCCAAGACTACAGGTTAGGTTTGATGGTATTCGTGGTATGGATGGTAATTATAATATTAATGAAGATGTAACACGAGGTAATGGTATGATTACGAATATGTCACCAATTGCTCTACATACCAAAAGTGAGAGTGGTAGAAAATTATTAGAAGAATATTGTAACGAGATGGAAACAAATCCAGCAAGAGGCCCTTTATCAATGTGGAGAGCAATATGGAAGAGTGGGGTTAATCCTTACATATTACCATTTCAATGGTGTGTTTGTGATATGAGTGTGGGTATTGATGATGTAATCATACTACATACTGGACATAAAAAAGTTGCAGATTATTATTTGGAGAATCAAGATGGCTAAAACAAAGGTAGTAATGGTGTTGGCACATCCCGATGATGAGATAATATTTGGTTGGCCAATATTCCAAGATGATGATTATGAAAAAGAAATCATAATGTGTAGTACGGATTTTAATAATCCAGTAAGACAAGAATATGCTCATAGGAAACTTCTATTACAAGAAGTATGTGATAAGTATGAAATTCCATTAACTTGTTTTGATTATCCATCAGAATTTTATAAATTAGAAACTCGTGGAACTACATTAGAGGATATGCAAAACACTATTGTGGATTGTGTAAACTCAAAGGAATGTGATTTTGTATTTACACATAATCCAATGGGTGAGTATGGGATGATAGACCACAAAATGTTATTTGAGTTAATGTACACGAGGGTTGATAAACCATTATTGATTACAGATTTATTACAATATGAAACGCATTGGCCATCACACCACGAAATACCAAGACGAATAGAAATGGATTTCTACAAACATAAGTTGTTCGAGTGTGAATTAAATGTTGAGATGTACACAGATATTTACAATATATATAAAAACGGAAACGCGTGGACATATTGGAGAACACCAGAAACAGAGACAAAAAAATGTTCTCTTTACAAAATTTATTAATATTTATATTAAAGGGTTATTATGAAATTAACAGCAATCATACCAGTAAGAGCAGGTTCACAAAGGGTAAAGAATAAAAATCTAAAACCTTTTGCTAACTCTACTCTATTAGACATAAAAATAGAAACACTAAAGAAAGTACAAGGTATCGATGAGATAATTGTATCGAGTGATTCTGATGAAATGTTATTTATTGCAGAAAAACACAATGTTAGTACACACAAAAGAGATGAACACTTTGCAAGTAACATTGTTAACAATAGTGATTTTATGCAAAACCTATCCACGATAGTTGATGAGGGTGATATTATGTATGCACCTTGTACATCACCATTACTAAGTAGTGAAACTATTACAGAGATAGTTACTAAGTATAAGGAAAATGATTTAAAAAATATTGTTACTGTCACACCACAAAAACATCATATGTGGTTAGATGGTAGACCATTGAATTATAACCCAAGTGAATCACCAAACTCGCAAGATTTACCTGATATCTATTCGGTAAATTATGGTTGTTGTATTTTATCCAAAGAAGATTTATACAAACATAAGAATGTTGTAGTTGAACCTACATTTCATATCACAGATGAAATAGAAAGTATTGATATAGATACAGAGTTTGATTTTATGACAGCAGAGTTTGTTTATAAGAGGGTTTATGGATTATAGAAGTATAAAGGAATTTAAGGATACACATAAAGGTAAAGATATTTATGTGATTTGTGCTGGTCCAAGTTCGGATTATTTTCCAGCAAGATTCTTTACTGATAAGATTGTAATTGGGGTTAATAATGTTTTCAAGAAGTTTCCTTGTAACTATGTGATAGCAAAGGATTTACGAGAACGACCACGATTTACCAGAATGGTAGAAGAGATTAAAAAAACTGATATTAAATTGATTTTTTCAGAATATCATACTGCTCATTTATCAGATGGTAAGAATAAACCAAATCTTGCACCAGAGAAAAGTGGTTGGTATTTCGAACACTTAGATAACAAAAGTGCGGAGATGGGCGACGAGGTGTTATCAGTAATAGGTACAGATAAATTAGTTGTATCTCGCTCGACTGTTACGAGTGCATTAAATCTCGCAGCATATATGGGTGCTCAGAATATTATTTTAGTTGGACATGATTGTGGTAGTATTGATGGGGAGTTATATGACCCAACATATACCGAATCAGATTGGCATAGTGCAGATAACTACACGAGTGCTTCTAAATGGGTTGGTAGTATTGAACCACAAACAATTGCGGTAAAGAAAAGATTAAAATTAGTGTATGATTGTGATGTAGTATCACTTAATCCATTTATTAATTTTGGGTTAGAAGGACATACTTACAATTCAAATTCAAGGGATGATAGTGGTCAACACATTAAATAAAATAGATTTTATAATAGTAAGTTTCAAGAATACCGAGTATGTAAAACTCGCACTTGAAAGTGTGGAGAAGTTCGTAGACCATCCATTTGATGTAACTATAGTTGATAATGGTGATGATGTAAAACGATACAAAGAACTTTATAAGGATAAGGATAACTATCAGATATTAAAAGGCCCACAAAATGGTGTTTGGAAGAAACCTGGTGATGGTAGTATAAATCATTCTGCAGGATTAACAATGGGTATGAAAAATACTTCCAATCCAATAGTTTGTTTTTTAGATTCAGATATATTATTCCTTGATACTTGGACAGAGGATATATTACCACTAATAGAAAATGTTTTCTTGGTGAGTAATAGGTTTGATAGAAGTATATGTAGAGAAATGTTTATGATATTTAAACGAGAGAATTTTGAGAAGTATGATTTGTATCCTGATGCAACTCACATTGATAGTTGTGGTAACATAACTAAGGTAGCAGCAGAGAATAGAGAGAGTTGTATTATATTAGAGAATACATCATTTACAATGCAAGGACAATATGTTGGTGATAAATCAAAACACATTTTAAATTTACCACACGGAGAACAATGTTCAATCAATCAAAAACCATTCTTCTTCCATTATGGTAGAGGAGAAACAAGACCACAAGAAACCATAGATTTATGGAACAAGGAAGCGAGGAGATACTTAGATGATACCACTATTTAAAGTATTTATGGACAAGAATGCTCACAAATCAGTACGAAAGGTATTGGAGAGTGGGTTTATAGGACAAGGGCCAAAGGTAGAAGAATTTGAAAGTAATCTAAAAGAATACTTTGGAGTTGATTATATATCGACTGTAAATGCTGCAACATCTGCAGAACATTTGGCACTACATCAATTGAAGAATCCAATACAAGAAGTATTTGATGGGTGTGCATCAAGAGAAGTATGGCCTGGTTTAAAAGATGGTGATGAAGTATTAACTACACCACTAACTTGTACTGCAACCAATTGGCCAATACTTGCAAACAACCTAAAAATAAAATGGGTTGATGTAGATGAGAACACATTGAATATGGATTTAGTGGATTTAGAGAGAAAGATAACAAAGAAAACAAAAGTTATATTTGTTGTACATTGGGGTGGTTATCCAGTCGATTTAGATAGATTAGATATGATTGCAAGGAACACAGAAAAAAGATTTGGTTTTAAACCAGCAATTATAGAAGATTGTGCTCACGCGATGGGTTCTACATATAATAACAAACCAGTAGGTTCATATGGTAATTGGAGTACTTTCAGTTTCCAGGCAATTAAACATATCACAACGGGTGATGGTGGGATATTAATCACACCAGATAGAGAATCATATGATAGGTCTAAGTTGTTAAGATGGTATGGTATAGATAGAGAATCTAATAAGAAAGATTTCAGATGTGAAGAGGATATCAAAGAGTGGGGATTCAAATTTCATATGAATGATATTGCTGCAACACTTGGTATTGAGAACTTTAAACATTTAGATGAGATAGTTGGTAAACACCAAGATAACGCACAATACTATGATGAAGAGTTGAGTGATGTAACAGATGTACAATTATTAGAAAGAAAACCTAATCACAAATCATCGTTTTGGATTTATAGTTTATTAGTTGATAGAAAAGATGATTTTATGGAACATATGAAGAAACACGATATTATGGTATCACAAGTTCACGAGAGAAATGATATTCATAGTTGTGTAAAGGAATTTCAGAGAAACCTACCTACACTTGATAGGATTGCACCAAGATTAATTGCAATACCAGTTGGGTGGTGGGTTACTAAAAAAGAACGAGAGTATATCGTTCAGACTATTAAAAAAGGCTGGTAATGTACCCAAATGTAAATCTTCCAACACCTTATCCTAAAGGTTATTTGGAAAAGATGTATGATTATGTTATAGAACATAAACCTAAAACTATTATAGAGTTTGGCAGTGGTTGGGGTTCTACAACAATCTATATGAGAAAAGCACAAGAAACTTATGGTGGTGAATTACATTCACGAGAATTAGATGAAGAAAAATATCAAGGTGCATCAAAAAACTTTGGTACTTGGGGCATCGTAGATGATATATATTACTACAATGAAAGTTATGATACATACTTTGATAATCCAATAGAATTTGATTTACTCTACATAGATGTTCATAACGAAGGTCAAAGAATCAAAAAAATATTAGATAATGAGTTTATACAAGATATGATTAAGAAAGGTAAACATATACTATTTGAGGGTGGTTCTGATTCAAGGGATAGAATTGCTGAATCACGAAATGGTATGAGTTTTAAAACAATCGAACGCGATTACGAATTAGTTTATGGTAACCAAAATGATAGACATACATTTTCAAGATTATGTTAACACCTAATATACATCCACGAGAAATAGAATTAGTACAGAGTTATTGCAAAGATGATTCGGTAATGTTAGAGTGGGGTTGTGGTGGTAGTACTACAATATTCCCAAAGTATGTAAAGAAGTTTTATAGTATAGAACATAACTTAGATTGGTATTGGAATGTACAACAGGAATTATATGATGATAAACTTAATAACGCAGAAATACACTTATGTGATATACCAAAGGGTGTACCAACCAATAGAGAAGAATTTTGGAACAAGTATGATGATAATATACTATATGCTTCAGAACATTTAGATAATCATAATATACCAAAGTTAGATGATTGTGTATATCCAAGAGATAAATATGTTTGGGGTGAGTACATAGATTATGTAGATAACTTGGGGGTTGACCATTTTGATATAGTATTCATAGATGGTAGAGCAAGAACAGATTGTGCATACAAAGTATTAAATTATATAGATGAAGATTCCATCGTTTTCATACACGATTTCTGGCCAAGACCAGAATATCATAAAGTGTTTGATTATTATACTGAAGTTGTTAGTATAAAAGATACACAAGTAGGAGAGGGTGGACAAACGATAGTAGGGTTAAGGAAAAATGGATAGTAGTAAAGAATATACAGATTTAAGGTCATCAGTAAATGCAGTAGGTGAAGTGGTAACACAAATCATACATTTTGTTGGTGGTGAGAAAAGAACATTTAATCATGTCTTATCAAAATCATTGTTACAAGGGCAGTTCACTAAGTTTAAACAGATGGATGGTACTTGGATAATGGTTAATGATAAAAACATATTATGTATAGAGGTTTTTAATGAAGAGTAAGAATGTAGTATTTATGACTGCAATGATAGATGCACCAGACAGATTAGATTATGCTGAATGGTGTTATAAATCGTGGCAATATTGGTGTGATAAGAATGGTGTAGAGTTATTTATATTAGAAGATGAGTTACGACCAAAGGGTGATGGAACACATAAAGTTCCAGGTATGAAACCTACTTGGCAGAGATGGCATGCAATGGAAGTATTAGATGCAAATGGTATAGAATATGATAATGTGGCATTAGTTGATATTGATACGATGGTACATTGGGATTGTCCAGATTTCTTTGAAGCATCTAAGGGTGAGTTCGGTGCAATACAAGATAGATTTTTTATAGAGTGGACACACAATAGTATTCAAGGTTACCAAGATTTCTGGCCTGATGTGAAGTTTGATTGGTTAACATATTTTAATTGTGGTTTTATTGTATTGAATAAAAAACACAAAGAGTGGTGTAAGAGTGTTACGGATTTCTATTACAAAAATGAAGATGAAATACGAATGAGACAACACGAGACTGTAAAGAAAGGTTCAGACCAAACACCTATCAATTATATGATACGAAATAGTGAACACGAGATAGAGTTCTTAGATGAGAGATTTAACCTACAGCAATTACATCTAAGGGGAATATTACAGAGTGATTTACTATGGAATGTAGGTTGGGTGTGGCATTTTAATGGGTTCGAAAAGAAAGAACGAAATGCTTTGATGAAGAATGTGTGGGAGAGAGTAAAACACAATTATGCATAAGTTAACCAACAAGATTGCGATAGGTTGTTTAGTACAATTCTATGAAATTGATATAATAAAAGATTATCTACTTAGTGTACAAAAAGCATTAACTAAGATTGAAAACAAAGAGAATGTGATTATTGATATTTGTTTTAATTTGAATCAAGGATTAGAACAAGTTGATGAAAAGAAAATAACTATTGGTGAACTACGAGATAACTTCAGAGAAATACTAAAGAGTGTATTTGGTTATGACCATCACTATGCTGATGCACAAAACTACACTATAAACTTAGTAGAACATGATAACAATGGTGGTGGTACAATAGAAGAGATTTATACTATCGCAGATTATCGTAGAGAGTTCAATGAAAAGTATTGTGAAGAGGTTGATGTACTTATGTGGGGTGAAAGTGATTCATTGATACCAAATCAAACCTTTGAGATATTAGATAACCTACATACAGCAGCAAAGGAAACCACACCAAAGTATGTTGGGTTTTTCAGTACTTGTAAAATGTGGGATGATACTTGGACAATATTAGAACATCCAGATTTCACAGATAAACCATTTATAGAGGGTGATTTAACAAATTGGTGGAGTTTGCGATACAATATGAAACAACAAGAGATGGATTTGATTAACGATAAGGTTGATGAATTAGATATAAAAGTAACCAATAAGTTAAAGTTTAATGGGTGTGGGTTAGTTATATCATCAGATGTAATTAAGAGTGGAGTTAACATACCAAAAAGTGTATTCTTTGTACACGAGGATACAGCATTTATGAACAATTGTTTGATACACTTTCAAGGTGGGTTAACACAATATATTATAAAGAATGTTTTATTAGTACACAATAGGAAGTTACCTAACAAGAGGATGTATATCAAAGGACAAGATTTTGAAACAGATGATATGACTATTATGAGAAAGAAACAATTTTGGTTTCAAAATGCAGATAAGATGTCACAACAAAACGCATTCAATTTAAACAAACAAACATACACATATACTTGGGAAGATGTATTCAAAGATTATGAAAAATAACGTAGTAGTAGCAATAGATGATGTACATCCAGAAAAGGGTTGGGGGATAGAGGGAGATGTTCAAGTAGAATATCTTAAAGAACTTAATAAGAAATATGGTGTTAAGTTTAATCTATTCATACCGAGTAACTATCACGGCCATTTCCCTATTAGTACCCAGTTCGTAGATTTTTGGAAACAATATGATTGGATTGAAATGAGTAATCACGGCCATTATCACGCATGTCATACCGATGGAATTGGTGAAATGGAATTTTTTGAATTGGAATATGGACCTGCAGTACAAAGAATCCAAGATTCAATTAAGTTATGGGAATCATGTGGATATAAACCAAAAGGATTTAGAGCACCAGGTTGGGGAGTGAATCAAGCATCTGCAGATGCAATCAGTAACTATTTTGAGTGGGTTGCAGGACATAGTGAAATCAATAAAGGAATAACTTGGGATTGTAAATTCTTTGAGGGGTGTGATGGGATACATGAATCAGAGAACATAAGTTTATATGGAAATACATTTATGTTTCAATCACATATCAATGGGACTCATAATGATAATGTATGGTCAGAAGAAAATTTTTTACATTTTGAAAAAGTTATTGAATACTTATTATCACAATATGAATTACAATTTGTTACAATTTCAGAGATAAAATGAAGATAGCATTCTTTTCAGAGACAGGAAATAATCAAAGATACCCACGAGATTTCCCAAATGCGCGTACGGAGTGTGCATGGGCAATAGCATTAGATGCACCAATGTGTAATTTAAATGTACTACCAGACGAAAAATTTGATTTGGGTATAGTTATTATACCAAAGAATAATCCTAATGTTAGTTTGGATTTTATAAGAAAGTGTTGTGATAAAGTTGCGGTAATGCAAGAAGGCCCACATTGGTTTTTTCAAGATTATTCAATTGAACAACAATTTAAATATTTTAACACATTGATGGATGCAGATTGGATATATTGTCACAACAATAGTGATGTAGATTACTATAGGGGATTGGGTTGTGAAGATGTGAGGGTGATGAGAAGTCTAATGATTACTGATGGTTTAATACCAAGAAGTGAGTGGGGAGATACCACTATGATTGGTGGTAATATGGTTAGTTGGTATGGTGGATTCGATTCTTATATTATAGCGAGGGAGATTGGAAATCCAATGTCTGCTCCATCGATGGGTAGAAAACAACAACAAGAAGATTCTATAGAAGATATAAATTATCTACCTTATATGAGTTGGAGAGATTGGATTGATTGTTTATCACAATATAATATAGGTGTTCACTTGATGAGAACACACGCAGCAGGAACATTCGCATTAAATTGCGGTTTTCATGGAATTCCTTGTATTGGATATAAGGGTTTGGATACACAAGAAATATTACATCCACTAACAACAGTCGATGTAGGAGATTTAGAGAAAGCAAAGAATATTGCAAAGAAATTAAAAGAATCTGAGAAGTTTTATAATTTATGTAGTGATACAATTAAAAAGAAATATGAATCAAACTATACTGAAGAAGTATGGAAACGAAACTGGGAGTTAAGAAACAAATGAATATATTAGTAACGGGTGGTGCTGGGTTCATTGGCACTAATTTAATTAAAAGATTATTAAAAGATGGACACGATGTAATTGCTATAGATAATTACTATACAGGTACTAAAGATAACGAACACGAGCAGTGTAACTATATTCACGGCGATATTAGAGAAGATGAAATACTTGATGGGATAGATGGAGTGGATTGTATATTTCATTTAGCTGCATTGGCAAGAATACAACCATCATTTGATGACCCAACATCAACGATTGATACAAACTCATTGGGTACTCAACGAGTGTTAGAATACTCAAGAACACACGGAAATATACCAGTAGTTTATGCAGGTTCATCATCAGTACATGGTGATGTTCACGCAAATCCTTATTCATTTAGTAAATGGCAAGGTGAAGAATTGGTGAAATTATACCATCAGATATATGAAGTACCAACAATAGTATGTAGGTTCTATAATGTATATGGGCCTAAACAATTAGTAGATGGGGAATATTGTACTGTCGTAGGTGTGTTTATGAAACAATGGGAAGATGGTAGAGATATAACCATAACTTGGGATGGAGAACAACGAAGAGATTTTACACATGTCTATGATATTGTAGATGGGTTAGTTAAATCAGCAGAGAAGTTAGTTGATGGAGAAGTTAATGGTAATTTCTTTGAGTTGGGTAGTGGAGTAAACTATTCTATCAATGAATTAGCAGAAGCATTTGGTGGACATCCAAGTGTAAAAGTACCAAAACGAGCAGGTGAAATGAGAGAAACACTTTGTACAGATACATTGGCAAATGAGTTACTCGGATGGTCACCAAAAGAAAACCTACTAACGTGGGTAAAGGAACAAGTAAATGAAGCCGATTAGTTTTATTATTCCATCAAGGAATAACCTACGCTACCTGAAACAAGCGTACGAAAGTATTCGGGAACATCAATCCGCAGACCACGAGATTTGTATTGCAGATGATGCAAGTACTGATGGAACTGCAGAACAAGTATTAGTTTGGATGAAGAGAGATAAGAATATCAAACTTCATATAAACAAGGGCCCAGATAGATTGGGACATACTATTCTATATGATACATTGATTAATGATTATGCAACACACGATAGGGTTATGATATTTCACGCAGATATGATTCTAACGCCCAATTCAGATAAAGAGATTGATAAGTATTTGGAAAGGGGTAAGGTAGTTTCACTCACAAGAATAGAACCACCACTACATCCAGACGGACCTGAAAAGATATTGATGGATTTTGGTATAGAACCTGAAGAGTTCAAGAAAGAAGAGTTGTTAAAGTTTGTAGAGGATATACAGAGTGAAAACTCAGATTCCATTAAATACGGCCCACTTGCATTGAATCGAGATACATCAGAGGGAATCTTTGCTCCTTGGGCTATTATGAAAGAGGATTGGGATTTTATAGGTGGACACGACCCTATATTTGCACCACAGAGTAAAGAGGATTCAGATATATTTAATAGATTCCATCTTGCTGGATACACATTTATACAAGTATGGCAAGGGTTTGTATATCATATGACTTGTAGGGGTAGTAGATTTAAGGATGGAGCAATACGAAATCCTGCAGGACAAGTGTTTATGATAGGTAGAGAATCTGATGAGTGGTTGAAACAGAATCAGAAAAGTACACGAGAGTTCATACGAAAATGGGGACACTTCGTTAAACATGATGAACACATGAAACCAATAGTACCACCAAAGTTTAGTGTTGGGTTCGTAGTTGAGAATTGTAACACACGGATGTTAGAAATGTTAGAGCCATGGTGTGATAATATCTATAGTGATTTCGTAGGCCATAAAGGATTTGGTGCTAATAGATACATTGAAGAAGAACAAACATCATTCGATTTAAAGAAGAGAATACATTCAGACCACTTTAATCCAACAGATGGTGTAGTGGTTAGGTTTGATGCAAGTAAGTTAACACAAGATAATTTTAAGATTATAGAGAACCTTCCAGAAATACTTCACGATAGTGGTGAGTTGGGGATATCACAGATAGAGATATTTAATATAACAATTAAATCACTTGCTACATCTGAACAAGAGTTGATTCAAGGAGATTGGGGATTATGACATACTTCATTATGCATAAGAAAGAAAAAAAGGAAAACCTAATGTTTAGTAGTAATCAATTAGGTGAAGAGAGTTTGGGTAGTTTCTATCCAGCACAAGGTTGGATGGCGTTAAATAATATGATAAATATAAGTCCAGAATCATTACCAAATTACATTATATTCGATGAAAGAGGTGGTAATTATTCTATAACAGAATTTCTCATTTTGGTGATGAAATTAAAAATAAAAAGTACTTGACTTGTATTACTAAAATGTAGTATATTAAGGAGTTAATAAAATGACAAAATTTAAAGGTAAAGGTAGTGATGATTGGGAACAATACGAAGAAGATGCGTACCAAGATACTATACAACCCAAAGTTAAACCAAAAAGGAAAAAGAAGAGTTATGACGAAGTTAAGAAACAACAAGAGAATAAACATTTTAATAAGAAACATCCTAATAGGGATTAGTTTATTTTTAGTTGGGTGTGAGGATACAATACAAGACTCGCCACCTATCATTCAGTATGATATGCGGTTACCAATAGATGATAATGGATACTATCATTTGGAAATGAATAGAGGTAGTTGGCAAACAATACATAGAGTATCAGGTTCAATATCAGATGATTTTGGTGCAGTTATGAATGAGAAAGTTTATTGGGAATCAGATTTAATGTGGTATCTTGGTGATACATTAGGATATGTAGTTAAAAGAGGTTTAACAGATGATTTAGAATATGTGTCATATGACACAGTCTATGTAACAGGTTATAGTGGTATGGAAGTTCCAACAAGTAATATGGCAAGTTATAGTAATAGTGATGGAGAGATTAATAATATGATTGCACCAGTAAGAAGTATGATTGGTGATACATTAACATTGAGTTCTTATTATGATGATGGTTGGAAGAGTTTTAAAATTGTATTAGATTAAGGAGAATGAATTGAAATATGTATTAGTAAATAAATTTGATGAGATTGTAACATCAGCAGACCTTGGTAGTGATATTGGTGTTAGTGGGGCAACTACTTATTTTCAAGGTATAAAACACATGGAAAATAGAGATGCGTTTAATAAACTTTGGAAAGTAATGACAATGAAAGATTGGGATACAAGTTTTAAAAATAACCTACAAGATATACAATTAGGAAAAGGAAAGTTTGACTGGTGGGAAGATGATGAAGATTATCTTGACACAGATAAATAGACGATGAAAGGTAAGATGGAGTATGTTAAAACCAATAGATGCAAGAGTAGTAATTGAAAAAACAGAGAGAGAATCACAAACATCGGGTGGTATAATACTACCTGATACAGCACAAGAAGCACCAGATACGGGAATTGTGGTAGCAATTGGACCTGGTTCAAGAAGTTTTACGGGAGAGTTAATTCCAATGTCAATAAAGGTGGGTGATAAAGTTTTATTTGCTAGATTTGCTGCACAAGAAATTGAACATCAAGGTAAAAAGGTATTGATACTGATGGAAAAGGATATAATGGCAGTAGTAGTAGAGGAGGAGTAATGGTAGAGATGACAATATTCATAGCATTTGTAATAGTTTTCATTTGATGATTAACTAATGAGTGAAGGTTTAATTATAAATTTACTTGCAGGTGGTACATTACTATTTGCAATAGTGTTAAGTATTTTAATTAGAAATACTAAAGTACACAAAGTATTAACTTTTATATTTTATCCATTGATAAAATTAAAAGATTGGGTAGACCCAAACTATTGGGCCGAAAGAGTAGGTAATAAGAGTGGTTTATATGATAAAGCATTAAATTCAAAATCTCGTAAATGGGTTGATAGTTTAAAAGGTTGGAAATGGTGGACTTATCAAATAGTTGGTGGTTTAATATTTGTAATCATAATAGAATTTCTATTAAATTTAATAGGAATGACAATGTTGCCTTGGAAATAGGTAAAAAGGAGTTATACTATGGAGTTAGATAAAACAAAAACAATTGTTGCACTTGTGTTAGGATGTATCACACTAATGGGAACTGCGTTCTCAGTAGATGGTAGGTATGCTAAGGTAGATGATATACAACAAGTACAAGAAAAGGTCAAGAAAGTAGAAACAAGACTTGACAATAAGATACTCAAGGATAGAGCAAATCTAATCCAAGAGAGGATATGGAAGTACGAAGATAGGTATGAGGGTAGAACAACACCAGATACCATTAAAGATGTAATTCGAGATTTAGAAAAAGAGTTATCTGATATTAACAAGAAATTAGATAAAGGACAGACAAATGATTGAACAAGTATGGATAGCATTTGGATGTGGAACAATTATAGGAGTAATTTTAGGTGGACTTAGTATGGGACTATGGACACTACACAGAGCTGAAGAAAAGAACGATGAGATAGATAGGTTAAGAACAACCAGACAACTACTCAAAGAAGAAATCTTTAGGTTGGAGAAGAATTATAAACCGCGTAAACCACAACCAAGAAAGAAACGATATTATAATCAAAAGAAAAATAATCTAAAAAAGTCATAGGTTTTTACGATGAGAAGTTTGGGGATATGCTTGATACTAAAGAATTAGCCAAATACATAAAGAAACAATTGAAAGGTTGCCGTGTTAAAGGTGTTGTCGGAAAATGGTTATATATAGAGGAACCAGTAGAGAACACTTTAGAATTTTGGATACAACAATTCAAGACAAGGAAATGTGCTGGTCATTCAGAGTGGTCAGAACGATATCAATGTAATATGTGGGTGAGTGATGAATAAGCTTAAAAGTTTATCTTGGAATGAGATACTTATGGTGGTTATATTTACAATAGTATTTATTAATGGAATATATAATCTATATATTAAATAATAAAAATACAGAGTTTTTATACGAAGTTTTGATATATATACTATTTATTAATAACTAAAAAACCAACTAACGGAGAACCCCAGGTGAACCAGACCGATAGAAAAGAATTCGATTTAATACATAACAAAATTGATAATCTTACACAAAGTATGGATAAGTTAAAACTTAATATGGATAAAGCTCATACCAGTACGGATGATAATTTAAGATTTATTAAAGAAAATATGTTCAATCCACACGAAGGATTATGGGCAGAAACAAAGTTAAACTCTCAATTTAGAGAATCCACAAAGAAGTGGAGAACTACAATTGGAGCTGGTTTTAGTGCGTTATTCGCAAAATCTCTATGGGAAATATTCTCAAAGTCCTAAAAGACACCCAAAATACCCAAAATACTCAAAAATCACAAAATAAGTCAAGAAAACACTTGACTCGTATTGGCTTTTTGCCCTATATTTAGGTATGATAAATAAGGAAAAAACAATGAAGAAAGAAATGAAAAAACTAAAGAAACATACACCAGTAAATGATATCGGGTTTGGTACTAAGAAAACCGCCCTTGATGAAATGGGTGTTGATACTACTAACTTCGATACTCTTAATGAGGGTTTCAATAACACTACTCTTGTGAAAGGGTTCAATTTTGAAGATGACCTATATGATGGTATAGATGAATTGGAGGATTTCTAAATGATAAATGGTATTAAACCACTACCACCAAAAGGGGATTTCGATTCCGCAGTTGATAAGTTGGTACTTGGTATAGAAGAGAACTATATAAAATGGTGTAATGGTAGGAAAATGTCAACAGATACGATGAGTATTAAACCAGGTAGGAAGTTCGTAAAGATTATAAGGGGTTCATCAGTTTGGGGGTTTGTATCTAAAGTTGATGGTTCTCATAAGGGATTACCACTAAAAGTTGGTGATGTGATGATGGCAGCTGGATGGAGTGCTCCAGCAAAACACACTCGTGGAAATATATTTGATGATAATCAAGATTACTTCCAATGGACTGGTCCAAACTATAGATGACGAATACAGATACAACATTAAACAATGACCCATACTTCAATATTATAATGTATAAGTGGATGAGTTGGGAAGATATAGATTTTTTAATAACAGAGATGGAGAATTGGGTTGTAGATGAAAAACCTAATCTCACATTACACGAAGCAATTATGCTGTCGTGGAACATAGGAATAGCATCGTGAAAGAAATATTAGAACTAATTAATGAGATAGAATGTGAGTTAGATGATTCAGTAAATTATCTACCAGATTATAATGAAAACACAGTCAGTAGGGGTTACATAGATGGAGCTTGTAATACATTATATATATTGAAAGAAAAGGTAGAAAAGTTAAAAATAGTTGAAAAAAGTACTTGACTCGTATAGGCTTTTAGTGTTATATTCATATATGACAAAAAGGGAAAAAACAATGAACTTAAATAAAGGAAATCAGTAGTATGACATATGTATTTGAAAAAACATTGGGGAAGTTCGATTCTTCCACTAACTTTGAAGGAAACAAACTCATAGTTGAGTATGTATTTTCTTCTGAATCAAATTCAATCAAAGTGGTTGAGATGTGGAGAGTTGGTGAGAATGAGTTTGGTGAAGCTGGTAAATATTTTCATCGGATGAATTGGATGAGTAAATCAGCTCAAGAAGAGTTGATGGTTGAGTTGGAAGATGATATGACGAATAGAATGTGTGGTACTATGGATGATGAATCGGATATGGTAGGGTTCGAGGGAACTTGGAACACGTTATCACAACTGGAGATATAGGTTATGGACCGTAACGAAACAATTTATAGTTCAAGTTATATGATAGGGGTTGAAGAAATACGAACTCCAAAAACAGGTCTTAAATTTGGCAACTCTTTAAGAAATATCACACTACTCGCTTTAATGGATGAGTGTGGTGTTTTTAGTGAATGGATGAAAGCACATATTGTAAGTGGTATTACAGATTTAGCAATAGTGTGGTATTATGATGGTGATGATGTTGAGATTGATTGCATATATGACCACTCGTCTGGTGAAGTTTATTGGGAAAATAAAATAAAGGATGAAGATTACAAGTGGACGGATAGTGATGAAAAACTTTTATGTTCTATATTGATGTGGGCTGATGTGGAGAGTACTATCGCGTGAGTGTACCAAAACGAATAATTGATAATATGGATAAGTACGATAAAACATACAAACAATTAACTCATATACTACAAGACCCAGATTACTATATGAATGATACATACAAAGAATTTGTTACGAGTATGCAAACTGCGATAGGTGGTGGTAGGAAGATTACAGATAAGATGCACAATGGCATACTGAATATTGTTAAGAATTATATCACTTGGCGGAATAAAGATAATACAGAAACTCGGTTGGAAAAGACACAAAAGATTGAGAGGATACGAGCTAAAATTAAAATAGTACACGATATACTATTTAAGTGTGATTACTCTTCAAGTTATATGATTCGTTCACAAGAATTTTTACATAGTGTATCACAAGGTGTGAAGAAGTATGGTGGTTTAACTACGAAACAAGGACAAGCACTGAATCAGATGCACGAAAGATTTAAGAAGAAGTTATTATCACAGGGTGTTGGGGATTTGGAAGAGTTCAACCAACCAATAAAAGAAAGTTTGTAAAGAAAGTGAAAATAAAAGTATGGCAATCGCTTCTTTCTCCACTCTATATAATATAATGGAGTAAAATAATTAACTAATGAATAATAAAAAGAGGAAAGTAAAATGAGTAAAGTAGTAAAGACCAGTATTGTAGGTAAAACTAAAAGACTTGCAAAAACTGAAGAATTGAATACTTTAATAGGTTCAAAGCCAGAGGTGGTTTGGTTCGAGTTGATAACCAATATACCACCTGAGGCAATGAACATAGTATGGAAGATTGATGTAGTAAAAAGTGGTGCGTGGGTAACATACGAACAAGATGTATGTGGTCCAACGATATCTGAGTTGGAAGAGGATACTATCAACGAAGATACTGTCAAAGATGGTAAGTTAAATCTCAAGGACAAAGATGGTTCTTCTATATTCGGTAGTGGATTAGGTACTGTCGGTAAGTATTGTGGAGATTTGGATATGTCTTGGGAAGATGTAGATGGTAATCCATATAATTATGACCATCAGGCAGAAGAGGATTTTATCACAATCGGAGAACCGATGCCAAATCACAAATTCCAAGTAAAGGGATTCGTGAAAGGTACTTCAAGGATGGGTGGATACAAGAATTGGATTGATAAACTCAGAACTCAAATTGCTGAGTATGATGCTGAACCAATATTGGTTGGAAGAACTCATACTATATTGGTAAGTGGTATGAATCAGGCTGCTGATAATTCTGAGTTGAGTAAACCAATAGAACCTTGGTCACCCACTTGGATAAATGAAAATGGTACACTCAGAACTTCATCAGAGTTCAATTCATTACCTGATGGTAGTGGTGGAATGAGTAATCAAGTAGTTGTTGAATCTCCTGGTGCTGATGATGGACCAGGTGAGAAATCATCTATCGTGTTGAACATTGATGGTGTTGGTAAAATTGATGGTGAGAATAAGTTGAGTAAATGGATAGGTGATAAACCTATGATTCGATTGAAGTATAATGGTTCAGATGGACAGATGGCAAATCTACTACCTTTGAGAACGGGTAATGGGATGTTATCTCTAAACAACAAGTTCATCGATGTGTGGGTAGATTCTAAAGAGGTTGCTACCTATATGGTGAAAACAGATAAGTACGAGGGTCTATCTGCATCATTCCAAACTGATGTACTTGAAACCATTCAACCATTACTATTGCAACTATATCCAGATGTATCTCAAGTTGAAAAGGGTGGACAGCTGTTCCAATATGATATCATTGTGAAGAATCAAATGGGTACTGGGACGAGTAACGAGTGGAGAACCAAGCATGGTTTGGGACCGATGAATGATATGACTGAAGATGAGAAAAGGGCCATAACCAAAAAGGAAATCTCTAAGGATAATGGTAGATATGATATCGTGGTGTATATGATATGGAAATCCGGTGGGGTGTTAGGAAAAAAGACTCCTAAGTGGTTGTGTGAGATGAAGAAGAAAGACTTCGGAAGAAACGACAGGAATCAGTTGTACGCATATGCTCTCAAGGATAGAAGAGTTGAGTATATAATAGGTATATCACATAATATAACTCAGAGCGCACTTGATTCATACGCTCAAGACAGATTATTTATTATGACAAGTGAAAGACTGAAAGGTGTAAAAATCTACAAGGAGTTGATTGACATATCAGACTTGGGATTTGATGCACCACCAACCTATAGATACTACCTTGACAAAGTAAGGGCGTTACAATCAAAGTAACGACTTGCTAAACAAAGTAACGACTTTTTTTTAGATTCTATATATGTATATATATAGGAACGGAAAGAGACCACAAAGTACGAGACTCGAGAGTGTTTGGGGAAGATTCTAACGAATCCCCCCAAATCATTCTCACAATCTCGAAAGGATATAAATGACAAGAATTAGTAAATTACATATAATATTAGTTTTAATTACATTAATGGTTAGTGTATTAAAAGGCCAAACGGGATATAATCCTAATTCGGCGTTACCATTAATACCAAATGAATATAAACTTGACAATCATATCGGTCTACGACCAAATATAACTCCCGAGATTATCCCGTATCGAATCGTGCCCTCCGATAATCCATTATATGGTTGTTGGAGTGAATATGGCCGGATTATATAGGGGATGAGATTAAGGATAGGTTGAGAATCACAATTATAAATCAAGAATTACATCAAGATATACCCGATTATGTAGAGATAGGAAATAAACATTATTATATGATGAAGTTGCCTTTGAATCATTGGTTGGATTCTTACGAATCGAGGAGGGATTGATGTCAAAATTAGATAATATAAAACCAAATCGGTCTACGACCAATGCACATTCCAAATCTACAATAGGGTCATTATTAAAAGAGATATTTAAGTTAATCATCACAATCGGTAATCTTGGTATATCGTATATAGAGGATTGGTCAAGAGTTTTATTAAAATCGGCGATTGATTCAAGAGATACCAAAGTTATTGATGATGTAGATGACCCGTTTGAGTTGGAAGAGTGTGTTGAACGAGCGGAGTACTTTTCGGTCTACGACCAAGTGGATGAGATAGATAAAGATTGGAATGGTGATACCAATACAACGAATATAAAGAAGAACCCGATATATGATGGAATATATGATGATGATGATGATAGTGAGTAGTTTGTTTTTAAAAGGAGAAAATTATGAAATGTTTAAAATGTAAAAGAACTTGGAAAAGAACCAAGTGGTATGAATTTATCAGCTTCTTAACTAAATGTAATAAGTGTGGTAGTAGATGGATACTTAGGTATTAGTGATGGTGCACCACCGATGGTGTTATTGCGTGAGATTAAATTTGATAAATTAGATAGGGATGATGATGAGTAACTTTGAAGAGATGAGTTGTAAAGTTTTGGGAATTATATTAATTATAATACTTAGTATATTAGCGTATCAATTAATATGAAAGATTTATTACCTAAGTGGTGGAGTATTGTAGTTTGGTGCGTGGTATTAATAATTTATAAAGTATATCTATGAGTAATAAGGTTATATCCTTAATTTTACTATAATTTATAAGGTTATACTCTGAGTGGGGTTTACCCAATGGGGTGGTGTCCCGCAATATTTTATTTATAACACTTTAAGAGATTAATCTCTTGTCTCTATATTTATGTATATGATAGAGATATACTACGTATGAAACACCACATTCGTGAACGGCTATTATATACATTCCAAATGATTGCAGCAGTTCTCGTTGCACTCGAAGTTTCCATTCCCCCTAATCCATATACGAATCATTTAATAGTAATACTCACTATATTAATTTGTATTAAACGCGACCTACCCAAGAAGATACTCGACATAGTCGATAAATATACCAAATAGGTATATTCACCCACCATTACCCACTTTATAACACTTTTTATCAGAATATGATAGTTATTATCATACATAGGTGTTATTAGTATAGGTATATAAAACTAAGAAATATACTGCTCATACGCCTTGATTTACAAGGTTTAATTTTATATAGGAATTTGTTATGGCCATTAGTATTAATAATAAGAACGTAGGTGGTAGACCATCTAAGCAACCATCTCGACAACGCGTTGAGTATGCAATTAAATCTACCCAATCGATGAGAATGGCAGCGGAGTATATTAACTTATCGTATCAAACATTCAGGAAATACGCTAAACAATACGAGTTATGGACCCCATTACCCAGTTCAAAGGGCGTTAGAAAACGTAATAGTACTAAGGTTTCGCCGTATGATTTGAAAAAAATACTTACTGGGGAGAATCCTTCACCATTTCGTGAGACTGTTTTGTTGAAAAAAGCCCTAAATGAAGCGTATTTAGAACAAAAATGTAGTGAATGCGGGTATGATTGTACTAATATTTTGGACAAAACACCCCCCTTAGTGATAGATTTTTTAGATAAAGACCATAATAATACCAAATTAGACAACCTTAGAGTGTTATGTTTGAATTGCATATACACTTTAGCCAGTACTCAGAAGGGGTGGTATCGTCATAGGGATGTTCCATTAGTAATAGCTATAGATGAATTACTACAGAAAGATATCACGATTCAGACTTCAATAGACGAGTTTGAGAACATCGAGCCCATTTCCACGACTAGCGAGACAGATATATTAGTACCGCCCGCACCAGCTTCAAGTAATACTTTAATAGAATCGCCCGAATTAGAGTATATTCCATTCGAAGAATTTCAAAAAACTTTAGATAATTGAGCGATTTTACTTGACTTGTATTGGCAAAAAGCCTTATATTAGAGTGGCTGTATAGCTAAATATGCGTGCAATTCACTTGGATTACTCCCCCAATCTCGCCAATATCCCCTATAATTCGCCCGACATATGTACTGGAAAAGCTTAAAGTAATACTTTATCGATGGCTTAAAGTAATACTCGAACTGCGTTAACCTTAAAAAAGATACAAGCACACTATAGATTATCAACCTTATAGGGTTGATACACAGAATATCAACCTATTAATAGCTAGCACTAAAGATTAATGCGATAATTATACTGAGTACAATACTACTCACGTGAGTACAATAATGGCGTACTGGGTAGTGATACTCACCACTACGACAAATTGTCACACATTTATACTGCATGCAAGTAACACCATTAAATTGAATACAAGCTAGCACAAAAGATTTATGCGGATAATATATGACATTATGTCATGATGAAGGGGGGGTGGGGCTATTAATCGTGAATCGGCAAAAGTATGACAAAATGTCAGACTGCCATACTCGTGCTCATATCGGCGTGGCTTTTTTCACCTATAGGGAGTTGTTAACACCCTTACCTAAGAGGTAAACCTATCGTCCGCAGTATCCAATAGTATCTACATTATTATTTATTGCGTCACTTTCCTTCTATAACCTTATATTTATTTATATGATATTCAACACTACATACCTATTAATATTAACTATGTTATTCCTTACAGGAATTTTATACTCACAAGATAGTGATTTTAAAATTAGTGATGATACTATGGATTTACAATTAGATAAGAAAGCACACTTCACTACTTCGTTTGGTTTGTATTACTTCTTCTACACATCTCTTACTATACTCTCTGATACCTTACCTTACCCACAATTAGATGCGATGTTATTAAGTACTTCTATAGGTTTATTATTCGAGGTGTATCAAGGAACATCACTTAGTAACGCAGATGGATTTAGTAAAGAGGATTTCTATTATAATATTATGGGGATAGGGTTCGCTCGTTTCACTCACGAAGTTTTTTTGTATTTTAAGGATTTAATCTAATATTTATATACAGACTGGTTTTAACAACAATGGGTTATTGAGAATGAAAAAGAGAATCGCTGTTTGTATTTATGGACAGATTAGAGGTGATGAGTTATTTAAAAATCACTTTTCAGAGTGGAGTTCTGATGAGTATGATTTTGATTTTTTTATGAGTACTTGGATTCATACATATGATATCAAGTTCCCCTTTACTAAGAGTGAATGTTTGGCTGAATTTAAAGTAAAGCATTTTAAAGGAAATGATAGAACTGCAAAATCTTGTTATCTAATCAATAAGGTTATTAGATTAAAAGAATCGTATGAAATGAAAAATGGATTTGCTTATGATGTAGTTGTATGTACACGAACAGATTTTAAACACGACCTTGAAAAACTTTATACTGCAATATCAAATGTAGATGTTATTAATAAAAAATATGATAGACCAATTGTATCTTTAACTTCATCACTTCGAGTTCATCCTAATGTTGATGGAGTAACACTACCTAACGATAATACTTTTATTTATAACCAAGAGGGTTCTAATTTACACGCTAACTTATTCAATTTACTTTTCTTACAAGAAACACATCAGAAAGATAGAGAATGGAGTTGGGATGAACCTACCAATAATGGACACTATATGCATGGGTTTTGTTTTTCATACCATAACTTTTTAGTGTTAGAAAGTAAGTTAAAAGAAACGAGGATTGAACAATGAAAAAACGAAAAATATTAGGTATTAATGCTTTGAACCACGATGCATGTGTTACCTTGTTACACGATAACGAAATCTTGTTCGCTGGACATAGTGAACGATATAGTGGTATCAAGAATGATTCACTACTTAACAATGAAATCCTTGCCGATGTAAAACGATATGGTGATTGGGATGAGGTGGTGTATTTCGAAAGACCTTGGAGTAAGAAGTTACGACAAATATATGCAGGACAATATTCAGAAGCATTCGCTAAAACAAATCTTCCAACTGCACATTTAAAACAATTCGGTATAGATAAGATTCATCATTATGTTGACCATCATTTATCTCACGCCAGTGCAGCCTATTATTCATCACCTTATAAAGAATCAGCAATCGTTTGTATTGATGCAATCGGTGAGTGGGAAACTTGTACTATATGGTATGCTAAAGATGGTAAGTTCGAGAAGAGATGGTCTCAAAGATATCCACATTCATTAGGATTGTGGTATAGTGCTATGACACAAAGGTTGGGATTAAAACCACAAGAGGACGAGTACATACTAATGGGTATGGCAGGTTGGGGTAAGGTTATTCCAAAACTAAAGAGAGAGATTAAGGAATACTTTTTTCGTGAGAAAAAACTTTTACACTTCAATAAGAATTTACATAGAGGATGTTTAGATTGGGATTCAGAGTATTATCCAGATGATGGTACAGATGAATGGAAGTTCACTATAGCAGCAAATGTACAGAGTATATGTGAGGATGAGATATATAAGGTATTTCAGAAAGCAAAACAATTAGTACCTGAAACAAATGATATATGTTATGGTGGTGGAGTTGCATTAAATTGTGTAGCAAACTCTATGATAGCACACGAACTTTACCCAAGTTTATGGATACTCCCGAATCCAGGTGATGGGGGTTCATCGTTAGGGAGTGCCGCATATATATTGGGTGAGCATGTGAACTGGCATAATTGTTTTCTTGGAAAAGAAATCTTAGGAGAATATCCAACCGAGCAACTTCTAACCGAGCTTCTTAAAGGGAACATCGTTGGAGTCGCGAACGGAAGAGCGGAGTTCGGGCCTCGTGCTTTGGGGAATCGTACTTTGATGGCAGACCCACGAGGTAACGAGATTAAAGATAAAGTAAATAAAATTAAGAAACGACAAGAGTTTCGACCATTCGCTCCTGCAGTACTTGAGGAACACGCACACGAGATATTTGAAATGCCCGTGAAGAAATCTCAGTATATGCAGTATGTAGCGAAGTGTAAGTATCCAGAGAAGTATCCTGCTATATGTCATATAGATAATACATCAAGGGTGCAGACAGTAAGTAAAGATGATAATCCAAACTTCTACAATCTGATAAATAAATTTTACAAAAACACGGGTTGTCCTATGGTTCTCAATACCAGTCTAAACATAAAAGGACAACCCATTGTAAACACTTATCAAGATGGTGTGGAGTTTACTAAACGATATGGCGTAAAAGTATTTTAAAATAATACTTGACTTTAATAGTAAAAAAGCCGTATATTAAGGAAATTAAAATGAACATAGGAATAATAGGTAAGGGATTTGTAGGTAATGCTATATCCGAGGGATTTAAAACTCAAGGACATAATATTATTGCTCACGATATCCGATTAGAAACAAATATAGAAGATGTATTGGATTGTCCAATTGTTTATATATCAGTACCTACACCAAGTACTGAGAATGGTGATTGTGATGTTACAATAGTAGAAAGTGTATTACGAGAGTTATATCATTTGAAGTATAGTGGATTTGTTTGTATCAAGAGTACAGTCAAACCAGGTTCACTAACCAATTGGAAAGAACAATATGGAGAGATACTTAATTTAAGTTTTGTTCCAGAGTTTCTTCGTGAGAAGTGTGCGGTATCAGATTTTATATATAACAATAATGTATTAGTTATTGGTACTGATAATCCGCTAGTAGAATTATGTGTTAAGGAATGTCATGGAGTACTACCCACACATACTGTCGTGATGAAACCAATTGAAGCTGAACTGGTGAAGTATTTCAGTAATAGTTATAAAGCTATGAGAGTAACATTTGCTAATGCATTTAGTAAGATATGTGGTGAGGTTGGTGCTAACTATGATGTTGTTAAGGATACGTTCTTATTTCATGGAATAGGTGATGGACATTATTTACGAGTGAATAAAGAGTTTGGTGGATTCGGTGGTACTTGTTTGCCAAAGGATACTAAAGGATTAGCTAACTTAGTTGATGAGTTAGGATTGGATATAGATTTATTTAGAACTATAGTAAACGATAATATCAAGTTTACTGCTGGAGAATCTAATCAAGAAAATAGGATAGAAATATAATTATGAGATATTTATATATGAGTGGAATGATGACTAATATGAAAGATTATGGTCCATCAACAGACAGAAACAGACCAACTGATATTACTCATTATGGGAATATTAACTATATTATATTGGATATGGTTGTTGAAAAGAATACGCAAATAATAGGTTATTAATGAAAAAGTGTTATACTTACGATGATGTAAATATCATACCAAAATATTCAGAAGTTGAACATCGAGGTGATGTAGAACTTACTACACGATTTACTAAAAACACTACTATAACTATACCCTTAATTGCTGCTCCTATGGATACAGTCACAGAATATGATATGGCTGTCGAGATGATGGAATGGGGTGGTGTTGGTGTTATACATAGATTTAATACCATTGAAGAACAATCTAAGATGATGAAATCATTACATCGCGAGTGGGTTAAATATTTTAAACCAATACCAGGAATTACAGATGGTACAGAAAGAACATTAGAAACCGAATGGCAAGAATGGTGGGATAGTAGTGTAAGACATTGGAATAGTCCACCAACAAAATCGGATTGGGATGATTTAAAAGAAAGATTTTATTTTGCAGATGATATGATTCGTGATGATAAGAGTTGGTCTAAACTACCATTATGTGCCGCGGTAGGAGTTAATGGAGATTATTTAGAACGAGCAAGAGAATTAGCATGGAATGGATGTAATGTTCTACTTATAGATGTAGCACATGGTCATCATAAAAATGTAGGAGAAGCCATTGAAGAAATCAAAAAAGACATATCAGGAATTGAAGTTATTGCAGGAAACGTTGCGACGTCCGAAGCCACGAGGTACTTATGTGAAAGAGAAGCAGATGGAATTAGAGTCGGAATCGGAAATGGTTCATTATGCGAAACGAGGATTAGAACAGGTATTGGCGTTCCCCAAGTTTCTGCTCTACTTGATTGCGTTAATTCTGCAGATGAGTTTGATGTTCCTATTATTGCCGATGGTGGTATTCGTAATATTGGTGATGTTTGTAAAGGATTGGCTTGTGGGGCTGATTCGGTTATGTTGGGAAGTTTGTTATCAGGTACCAAAGAATCACCTGGAGAAATTGAGAAAGTAGGTCAATGGCCTAATGAAAAGTTATTTAAAAAGTATAGAGGTTCGGCCTCAAGAGATTCAAAAGGTAGTGATAAAAATGTCGAAGGTAATCATAAAGTAATTCCATACAAAGGAAAAACAAAGCGTATATTACACGATATTACAGATGGAGTTCGTAGCTCTTTCAGTTATGTTGGTGCTAACAATATATCTGATTATCACACATTAGTAGAATTAGTAAACGTAACACACGCAGGTATGGTAGAAGCTAAACCACACTTGTTATAGGAGAAATAAAAAACAGATGAAAAACTCATAATGAAATCAGAAGTTTGTAGAAATTGTAAATATGTAGTATGGATGGTTGGTATAGGACAAGGTATTAGATGTAATAATTATGAAAACCAAAAGTATAAAAAGGAAAGTGATAATGAATTACCAGTAATCATTTCTAATGTTCCTATTGGATGTAATTATTTTATTGAAAAACAGAATGAA